AAACGAACGAACGAAACAAGGCACACCACACCACACCACCTTATGTAAAAATATAAGTACACACAAAAATAATTTCCATAAAAAAATATTTCGATTGTGCAAATTTATTCACCTAATTCGCCCTAATTTATACTCATTCTAAATTACTCTAATCACTTGTTTTTTTCATTCAAAATTCGCATACGTTACGCGCGCACGTACATATATAAGCAAGGGGACGTTTTATTTAATTATCTGTATTTCAGTTACTTGCAATAAACAATAAAAAAGATTAATATTTTTTCAATTTTAATGCACTGATTTTCAATCACTTACAAACTAATTTATATCTTTTATGTACATTCATAATTAGTGTGTGTAAATTGTTCGTACATTTGTCTTGTTAATCATTCAACGATTAATTGTTCTTTAAGTAATGAATGATTTTTACGGCAAAATATGGCTGCCGTATGCCTCGCAAACGTGTACGTTCTGACAAAACACGTGTACATATATGCTATATCCCTGTGAAATCTATGGTTTCGCATACAGGGAGAGGTATGCCTAATTCTTTGACATGTTGAAATTGTATCTGTTTAGCCAATTTAATTGAAAAAAACAGACGAACGTGGCACACGTGTGTTACGTCTTGGCAGCTCATACTGGACAGGTGAGTTGCGTCCTATCGGGATTCACTTGAGAAAATAGGATAGAAAATACATTTTCGGGCTTTGTGTATGAAACGAAAAAAAATATTGACCTCCGTCTGTATTGACGGGTTTCGTGTGCTTGGTGGCTTCGTTCGGGTTCGATTCCCGATACACGAACTAACTTTTTATTCACTACAAACAAACAAAACCATGAACAAAACACAATTAAAAGCGGCCGAACTCAAGGGAATTGAAAACCGCACAGCCATGCAAAGCGTTTATTTAGCGAACGCCGAATACAAAATCGAGTCGAAAACAATGAGCAAAGTGTATCGTGCCGTAACTGAATCGCCTTACGCAAATGAGATTTTAGATGGGGCGAAAATGCCTACATTCAATGAATTTTGTGAGGCGATGAAGCCTAACGAATCGCGTTTGTATAGCGTGTATCAAGGCTTCCTTACGCTTAAGAAGTTTCGTAAGGTTACGAACGTAGAGAAAGCAGCAAAGAAAGCAGCACGTCAAAACAAGGCGACTGCAAAAAAGTAAACAGGTAAACTGATGAGGGTTCGTTACCCGAAACAAAACGCTCATATCGTGTATGGTATGGGCTTTTTGTATTTACCAAAACATACAAACACATGAAAACACTCACAAAACTCTTTTTAATCTGCGCGTTCCTCACATTGCTTTCAATGGCAACGCTTAATGCGAATGCGTTTATCGTTTTTGCTTCACTTGCCAATGTGTTTGGCATATGGGCTATTGTCAAATCATTTAAGACTGGCGAAATCTAATTAACAATACTAACAAACAACACAATGAAACGGAAACGTTTAGTTCAGCGTGTATCCGAGAGGGTATGCACTGATGCGGTAGTGTCCGCAATCGAAAACACAAAAACAAAATACAGCGAAATCTTTAACGAACTAATCATGCCCATTGCCAAAAAGTATATGGCTAATGGTGTGCCGTTTGGCACGGCTGTAAAATTCGCTAAAAAAGAACTCACATTGTTCGCGGTATGACACGCAAGCAAAGAGAGAGTCAAAGATCCATCGACAATGCGCTCACGTTTCTTATCGTGGGCATACTGTTTATGTGGGGCGCGTACTTAATTCTTCAACTAACAAACAACTAAAACAAACAAACATGGCACGTTTATTTTTAACTGACTATGCCTCGTATAACAACGGCACTCAGTTTGAGTTTGGTCATTGGGTTGACCTTGAAAACTTCGCGGATGAAAATGATTTCTGCGAGTACATTGATAAACACTTTGCGGAGGCGGACGAAAAAAGTCCTTTGCCCTGCGGTAGTAGTCGAGAAGAGGTAATGTTTACGGACTATGAAGGCTTTCCTCGTGAGTTGTATAGCGAATCTATGGGAGGCTCTGACATGGAGCATCTATTTGCATTCTTGTCTTTATCGGATGAGGATAAAGTAAAGGCTGCGTACTTATTGTATGATGGACAGCGCATATCGGATGCACTGGATAACTACGATGATGTTTACTTGCGTGAGTATGATGGCACTAATGGAGAGAAGTATGAATTGTTTGAGGAATACTATCCCGATGCGGAGGACATTACGAACAATCCTTACGTAACGATAGATTACGATGCGTTCATTGACGATTTCTTCGTAGAGTTTGAGTACGATGGCGTAAACTATTTGGTTCAAAGAAATTAACACACACACTAACACACACTAAACACAATGAAACATAACTCTCTCACGCTGCTAAAGGCAGCCGCAGCCGTGCTATTGATGTACGGCTTTCTCAGTTCATGCGCCCCATCGAAAGGATGTAGGGGCTTATCTGCTCACCCTAAATATTCTAAGTCATGGGCAAAGCGTTAATTAGTTTAGGCGTATGCTTTGGCTGCGCTTATTCTTTAATCACTCACGACCTCACCTCCTTTGACAGACTGTGTTTTGTAGTCGGGTTTATGGGAGGTATTGTAAACATTTGTCGAACTAATAAACAACTAACACGATGAAAACAACAATCAAAGAATTTATTGCGCCTTATATTGAAACGATAACAACGCCATGTTTAATTGGTTCGATAACATCAAGTCGCATTAACTATAGTATAGTCCACGACATAGGCTTAATTGAAACAAATGATATTGAGTTTTATGAAAACGGATGCATTGATTTTAGCTCAGGCAGGCCTATTACTCGCCTAACCGAAACCGAAGCATGGATTAATGTTTTTTTCGGTAATGAAGAAGAAGATGTCACGTTAACAGAGAAGCACTCCATATACATTGAGCCACGTAACAGCGAAGAAGCGTTTGTTCTCGACTTAAAAACAATGAGTGTAAACAAATACAAGTATCATAGCTAAACACACTAACACGATGAGCATAAAGAGTATCATTGCTAAACGCATTTTTGGAAACGTGCGTAGCACAATAGGTCAGTGCCAACATGGTAGGTCAATATGTTATTACAGACCATTAAAGCCTTACGAACCTGCAACACATTCGCTGCATCGAGAGTTCAAAGAAACGCAATCGCTTCATGTGATTGAATACTTTGGGATTGGTAAGACTAATATTATTACTGTTGGTTTTGATACATACCAAGCTGCTATGCAAGCAATGGTTTATTTTTCAACAACCGAAAACCACGCTAAAATCCACAGACTTTGCGACAAAGACTTTCATGCTGTTATAAAAGAAAATGGCATCCTCACAGCAATAATGTTCGGCAATCTTTACCGAAAGGTTAGTTGGCTTAACGCAAAAACAGCCACTCTAAAACACATGGAATATCTATCTTCAATAGATGGCTACGCAGGAAAATACACACTTTGGAAATAATAAACAACTAACACACTAACAAAAACAAACAAACAATGAACATTCTTATCACAGATGGCAGCCATGCGGGATGCATGGAACATCAAGACAATGTCGTGTTCTTACACGCAGACTTTTACAATTCAATCACTGACGATGATGGCAAAGAACATGGCCCGACTGCCCACAAAGATGATGTAGTCGAGCTGTGTTATTATAGTCAGTACGAAGGCTATGTATTGTGTGAACACGCTATCGAAACGATGGACGGCTGGGTACATGAGGACGAAACTGTTATTCATGACGAATCCAAGTATCAAGAGTTACCTGTGCTTCATAACCGAAAGGGTGCTTATGACATGGTTCGTACTCATGCCGGTGAATGGGTTTGTACACAAAGCGACTATGTACACCACGGCTATGTAGACCGCTATGGGAATGAGGATTACTTCTTTGACCCGGATAGTGATTACTACTCTGACGGAAATGGTAACTACTATGTAAGTGCTGATGTTGTGTATGGTATGGGCATGGAGATTTGCGATGATGGCTATGTATGCCCACCGCAAAAATATCGCGCTGACTACGGACACTTTAGTGACGTAGACAAGTCTGATGGTGCTATATGTACCTTTGGTATCGAGGTAGAGAAAGAGGACTACGATGCAATGGAATCCGCAACTGCACAATCTTTGTATGATTCTTATGGATGGGCAAAGGAACGTGATGGCAGTTTGTGTTCTGATAAGGGCTTTGAGTTTGTATCGCCCATCTATTCACTCGATGACATCAAGAAGTTCAAAGAGGACATCGCAATACCAATAATCAAGAAGCACTTAGATGCTGACTACGATAGCGATACTTGCGGTGGGCATATCACTGTGTCGCATAAAGACTATACCTCTGATGAACTATTCGAGGGTATGACTGGGGCATTCCCTCTGATATATGCGCTCTATCCGTTTAGGACAAACCAAAGCTATTGTCAAGCCAAGAGCAAGCGAGATATGGGACAGAACCCTTCAAAGTATTCATCGTTCTATCGCAAGAATAGTAGGTTGCTTGAGTTCAGAATATTCCCTGCGTTTCGTAGCGCAGACAATGCACTATGGCGCATCGAGTTGATTCAGATTCTTATCAAGAACATCAACAAGTCAGAGAGCGAATGGCTGTCCATGATTGTTAATCGTAAGTCAATCATCCATCGCCACCTTGCTAAGATGTATGCTAAGTATGGCAAGAGTCCCGATACAGGTATCATGGATTTGGTTAGTCGATTCGTTAAGTTCAGCAAAGAATACAATCACGTAAACCTCAACGCTCAGTACGCTCGTATCTTAAAGATGCAAACAGATAAGCGTAAGGCAGCATAAACATTCACTCACTCACTCACATTCACAAACAACTAAAACAAACAGAAATCATGTGTATCGCAATTCTAAACAAGGTTGGTACTTTACCTAAAGAGTACATTCAAAATTCATGGGACAACAATTATCACGGTGCTGGCTTTGCCTATTCCGATGGTGCTAAGATCGTAGTCCATAAGCAAGACAAGGACGTTGATTCGTTCTATAAGAAGTATGTTAAGGCTCGCAAGAAGTTTCCTAATGCATCGTTCCTCATTCACTTTCGTATCTCAACGCATGGTACGATTAGCTTGGACAATCTGCATCCCTTTGTTGTAGGCGATGTGGCTGTCATTCACAATGGCATGGTAGATTTAGAGGGGCATTCAACTACTGACAAGCGTTCTGATACTCGCTATCTATGTGAGGAGATACTTGCTAACTTGCCTTATGGTTGGCAGCACAGCGTAGGTGTTCATCGGTTCATGGAGAACATTGCAGGTTGGTCTAAGTTTGTGTTCCTCGATGTAGATAACAATGACTATATCATCAATGAGGATGAAGGTCATTGGTTCGAAGGTAATTGGTATAGCAACAATAGCTACAAGCAAGTCAATCGCTACGTTGATTATGGTGGTAAGAAAGTTGAGCGTACAAGTATGGGGTATGGTTCTTATGGTTCATCTGCTGATGCTGATTGGGATGATTACAATAGCTACAATAAAAGTTATTCATCAACCAAATCGACTACGCCAAAGACAAGTAGTACGGTCAGCGTACCGGTTACAACTATTAAGTTGATTGAGGACTATATACAAAAGAATAAGATTGTAGACAGATTCAACTCATGCTTCAGTGCGTATGTAGATAAGGACTTAGCCGACCAAGCTGCTGTTATTGACGAATGGTTCTACCATGATAATATGAGGTTAAACACATGGTATCACTTGGGTGATGATAAGACAGATAAGACTGAGCGCTATGAGTTATGCGTAATAGAATACAATGATAAGATGTACACATTGATTGGTAGACCTAACTCAACCACACAGAATTATGTGTATGTATTCCCATTCGCTATTCGCCACGAAAGTTTGGTTACTGGATTGCTTACTGAGTTTGCTGTAAACAAGATGTATGAAACTGCATCACAGAAGTTTGAGCGTGTTATGGATGATAACTATGTACTCATTCAAGAGGCAATGGGAGTAATGTATGACTACCATATGGACGACGAAGCTGTATATGGAACTTGTGATTCTTGTATGGACCAAGTAAATATAAAGGAGTTGAGTCCTATTGAGATTGCTCCCGAATACTACGCTTGTAAGTCTTGTAAGAAAGAATCATTTGAGCCAGCACCTTTTTAATTAGTAATGTTTGTTTGTTTAGTGGGAAGCCCTGCCTATATGGTGGGGCTTTTTTATTGAACGCTTAACCTTTTAATATTTTTCACAATGAAGAAATCAACCAAAGTAAAATTGAGTATCGCTGACTTTCGTGTTAGCAAGCAATCACAACTACGCGACAACTTGATTCGCAAGTATCCTCGCATCAGCAAGTTCACTTGCTATAACGATTCAACAACTTATCAGGAGGTTCCTATTATCACAGCGCAAGTATTGATTGACAGACTTGCTCCTTTGTTTTGTACTGAGAAGATAAGAGAGAGAGTAATGTTATTCGCTGTTGAGTATGTAGAAACGCACGGCATCGAGCAATACGATAACGATGTGTTTCTTTATCGTGACTTTCTTATGAATGTTATCAGTGCGCAGCTTCATATCTTTTGTGAACGCGACTATGTTTTCATTAAGCAAAATGTTCATCTATCATCAACTTTGTAAACTTTTTTCAATCATGCAAAATACTAAAACACCAGCTGCCTTAAAAGAAAGGTACGACAAAGCTATTGCCGACTTACAAATGAACGAGTGGAACTCTTCATGGTGTGAGATAATAGACGAATGCAATGGTAACTATTTCCGCGCAATGAAAGTCTTGCAGAACGACTTGGAGAGTGCCATAAGCCAAAACTGGTTTGTTTGCCGTCCAGCATCTAACTTCTACAAATCAATTCTTGAAACACTAACAACTAAACAACAATAACATGGAAAAACAATTCTTAATGAAAGATATTTCCGGACGTGGTTACACACGCTGCCTCTCTGAAGATGAAATAAAAGAAACATTCAAAGATGCTGAAGGTGTTGATGATGTAAATATAATCGATGAACTTCTAACACTTGGTGTTGGAGATGAATACGACTTGGATGAATGGTGCATGAATTCTATGTGGAACGCAACAATAATAATTCGAACTAAATAACAATAACATGGAAAAACTAAATCAGATTATTGAGTCAATGGCTTTGGCTCAATTCAAGGCAGACACACAAGGAACCGAAAAGCGAAATGCATTTATGCTGAAACACGCAGAACTTGGTGAGTTTATGAAATTCTTTAATACAAGGGAGGCTGGAAACGGAGAAGTTTATGCAATTCAATACCATGATATTAAACTTGGAAGTATGCAAGGACTTACTGAAACATTCATCCGTGAAGTTTTATGGCCTAAAATGAAGGATTCGTATATCGAAACCGTAGTAAAAGGATTAGAGAACAAGTTGGAATCTACTTACAAAATAACAATTGAGCAACTATGAGCAAAATAGAAGAAGCAAAAGCAATCCTGCGAGATGCAGGTTACTTTGTCGATAACCTATGGATGACAATAGATGTAACAGATCGGTACGAATGTGATGCCGAAACTGCACAAGAGATTCTTGACAGCGCTCTAACACACCCATACATTGTAGAAAGAATATTTGAGGTGATTAATGAAAGGGCAGAAGAACTTGAACTAAAAGAAAAGGAGGACTAACTATGCCACGCTCAAAAGAAAATCCAAATGAGTTTGTAGCAGGGATGCTGCCAACTATAAGTATTGCTGACAAGACTTACTATGTTGATGGTAGGTTGCAGCAACTGAGAAACGTAAATGACTTCATGGATAGCATTGACTGTGTTGATGATGATATGTGGAATATGCTTTCTGATTCCGACAAGTCTGTTTTCATATACGAATTTATGGGGGAGGAGATATAACTATGGGACACTACGAAGAACAAATAACGGTACGTTGCAGCATCAAGTTTAAGATACCCGATGGCTTTGATGTTGAAAATGCGAAAATACTTCCTGAAGGAGTAGAGTATTGGGATGATTATGTATACGATGAGAATGCTAATACCATATACGGGGAGTTCACCTATAAGACTTATGCAGACTGTTGGTATGATGCCGGTGATTACTGGACACCACCTACTGATGTCATACAAGACTTCGAGCAAAAGAAGATAGGACTGCGACAAGACTTAATCATTTCAGAAACACATCACATTCAATAACTATGGAAGAACAAACAATTTACTTACTTACTGGTGAGATACCGGTAAAAGAATACTTTGATGGAGGCGTTGATGCTGTCCTACAAAATTGCGAAGGCGAATATTGGATTGATGCAATATGGATACATCCCAATACAAACAATCAAATGATTGTTCAATTGACAATCAACGTAATGAGAGGATGTTTTGATGCTTGCGTAATAACAGAAGAAGAGTTTAACCAATTAAAACAACAATAAACACTATGGCAAATCACTGTTACAACTCAATTATCTTTCATGGAAAAGACTTGGGTAAAATTAAGCAAATGATTGCAGAGGCAATCGAAGTAAACGAAACTGAAGGTTGGCTTCCCGAATCGTTAGACAAGGACAAGTTGGATTACGTCCACTACCTGTTCGATGTTGAGATAATATCGGAAGCAGAGGATGAAATTCAAATCCAATGTTGGACCAAATGGGCGCCACCTATTCTTGAGTTGGAACAAATAGGTAGGGAGGCAGGTGTGTCGATCACTTGCTGGTACGAAGAGCTTGGAATGGGATTGTTTGGCAAGTCATTCTATGATGTAGAGTCAAACTATACAACCGATATCTTCTTGGACTATGCAGAGATAAATCGTGTTCAGTACGATGAAGAGAATGATTGCTACATATTGGACGGAGAGGTTATAGAGTCTGATTCAGAGGCTTATCACATAATGCTCGAAGAAAAACTTGGTTAATAAACAATCATTACTATTTTTGCAAACATAAACAAACACAATATGAACAATACTGTAGCAACAATGCTCTTGAATGAGCAATCAAAACAACTACTCTCATTAAGAGGTAGACTGGAAGAGAAAGAAGTAAGGGTTTCGGCTGATGCTGGTTATCAATTTGAACGTGCCAAGATGATTGGTATGTTAGATATGGCTCGTGCTTTTGATGTAAACATTGACGAATACCGTTGGGTATATGCTTGCTGAGTATGTATGTAGTATCTAAGGTGGAGATGGCGGAGTTGATACTTCGCCACCCACAATACGTTTCAGATTTAATGCAGCTTCCGTTGGATATGGTTAATAAGAATCTTCCGGTCTATGTTAAAAACTCCGATTCAGATACGCTGCGTTGGCTTTACCAAGAAATTCAAGAACTAATTCAAATAACAAACAACTATGAAACACCTCGCGTTTAATTTGCTGATGGCTATCGGGATGGTAGGCACAGCGCAAAGCACAATCGACTTCGAAACAAAGAAGTGTACACTACAAACTAATAACGGATACGGAGCTAAACGAGAGCTTGTATTTAAGTTAATATGTACGAAAGAAGAAATCATGAACTGCAAAGACTATTGGGAGTTCATCAAGAAGTACCAAGAAGAAGGATACAGAACCGACACCATCTCAGATCAACAGATGTGCGAACTATTCGTAATGAACTTTGTTGGTGTTGGCATTATCAATGGCAAGTATAAGCTAAAGAATCCAAACTCATTAGACTTTATGACCGATGTTGAGGGTATGCTCTATGTAATAGAGGATAAAGAAGAGAACAAGTCTTTAAGCAATCGCTTCAATGCATCATTAGTAATCAAGGCTCAAAACGGATACGGAAACTACATCACAGGTAAGTTCATTATCGTTGAGAAGAAAGCTGAAATATTCTTTTAGATGGAACGGATGCATTTAATTAGGATTCACGTTGACCGAGAAACCAAGTCGAAGTTAAACATGATGAAGTTTGAGCATGGGTTTGAATCTATGCAAGAACTATATGATAATGTATTTTGGCGTGGTATGGTTCAATTGAAACAGATGAAGAAGAACAAAGAAGTTCGTCAACAAATTAGAAAGAATAAGACATGAGAGAGATAAGAAGAAAGTGTTACCGTATTTGGATAGACTTCTTCGCTACTCCTTTATTTGTTATTTGCTTTATGATTCCTGGAAAGATTTACCTAAACATAGTGTACAATAGCATTACAGACCTCGTAAGTGCTGTTTTAATAGAATTGATGTACATACTTGTCTATGTGATAAGATGGCGTATGCTATATAAAAACAGCTTTTTCGGACATGGTATCTATTCATTATCAAGAAGATAGCAATGTTTAATGAAAGCAAATGTTTATATGTAGGATATAGTAGTTAGTTTTGTGGCTATGAAAGATGATTCAATTCAACAAGTCCCAAATTGTATAATACCGCGCCCCGAATTTACATATCTAAATGCTTCAGATGTGGGTAGGTGTATCGGAAAACTATATCTTGGGACCAAAAAAAGCGATAAAAAAAACAGACCAAAGCTACTTGCCTCATTTATTCATTTGCTTTCTTATATAAAAGATTGGGAAAGCGAATACTCTAATAGGTACATTGCTGCTTGTTGCGACTTAAGGTTCACATCACAGGTTTCCTTTTACAAAAAGAAACACGATATATTTTGGAGTACCAATCCACGATATAGGATTCGCATCCAATTAGCTATTGAATCTATGATAAAGATTGAACAACGTAAACATAAACGATTCACAAATAAAGAACATGGCGAAGATTGATTTAGAAACAATGTCAGACAACATATTCCTAAACGCTGATGAGCGCAAGGAGATTGAGTCAGCATTACAGAAAAAAGGTAATGCATCTTTAGTTAAACTATTGGCGATCCATGATGCGATTGTAAGTGCTGCGTTTGGTGATGCTATTCGTACATCATCACAATACTTACGAGCCGTTCAGAATAACATGGAGAAAGCCAGGGACTACATATCCGAAGATAGATATGAGGATGTTGTTATAGTACCGGCTGATGAGTTCAATGAGGGAAAGACTGAAAGGATGCACCACTCGGTAGCTGTGATGTATAACAAGCACAATGCTGTACCGGAACGAATGAGTAATATGCAAAAGACTCTATTCGATACCTCAGAGGAATTGGTTACTTACTTCTTCCTGCACAAGAAATACTCTTCAGAACAAGACCATTCAGAAATCGAGGACATAACTAAGTTTAGCTATGCAGATATCTCCGGTTCACGCAAAAGAAAAAGAGTATAAAAACTTTTTTTACACAATTAATGTTCTTATATTTGCAAACAATGTTAAACAAGTTTCACAAATACCCTTGTGTTGCATTCGTAACAGAGCCAAAGGGTTGCAAGTTAAAGTATGGTCAAAGGGTAGAGGTATTATACCTATCGGGAAATGGTCGGTATGCTATTACTAAACATGGCAGATACGAAACGATAAGGTTTAGTAAAGAGCCACCATCTGAGTTCTTGATTAACCCTCAACCCTACATACCGGAAAAGCGACAAGGCTTCTTCATTAAGAGTTACAAGCAATTGTACTATGAGTTATTGGAGAGAGCAAAGGAATCGGTTATCAATGGAACAGAGAAACAATTTTGTCAGAACCTTCTAAAAACAAATTAATATGTCAAACAATGTAGCTGTACAACAGCAAAGCAACAAGCCTTCGGTTAAGGCTTTATTTGAAAGACCCGATGTGGGTAAACGATTTGCAGAGGTGCTTGGTAAACGTGCGCCACAATTCGTAACAAGTATATTACAGTTGGCAGCAAGCGATAAGATATTGGCTGTCGCTGATCCATACACCGTGTATAACGCAGCAATGACTGCTGCATCGTTAGACCTTCCGGTAAATAAGAATCTTGGGTTCGCTTGGATTATTGGATACAAGAATAACTTTAAGCAAACTACTGAGGCGCAGTTTCAATTGGGGTACAAAGGATACATTCAGTTGGCTCAACGTACAGGTCAGTACTCAAAGATTAACTGCGTTGAGGTATATGAGAATCAGTTCAAGAGTTGGAACGCATTGACCGAAGAGTTAGATGCTGACTTTAGTTCTGAGGGTACTGGTAGGGTAGTTGGTTACTGCGGTTTCTTTAGACTACTTAATGGCTATGAAAAGACTGTGTATTGGTCCAGTGAGAAAGTTAAGGCACACGCCACACGATTCAGCAAGAACTTTAAGTTTAATGACAGCACTTGGAAAACAGACTTCGATGCGATGGCTAAGAAAACTGTGCTGAAGAATATGTTATCTACTTGGGGTATCCTATCTGTTGAATTACAGAACGCGCTCAAGGTTGACCAAGCGGTAATTAAGAATGAAGAAGAGGTTGAGTATCCTGACTACCAAGATGCCAACGTAATTAGCAAGGAAGAAGAAAGGATGATGCAGATGATTGATGCTGCTCAGACAGAGGAGGAGTTGAATGCTTTGGTTCCTCATATGATGGAGTCAATGGGTGAGCGATTCAGAAATAAGATGGAGCAGATTCAAGCAGCAAAGCCAGTTGTTGTTGAGCCGGTGAAGGAAGAGAAGAAGGCTACCAAGAAGCAACAAGACCATCCGATTGAATACTTCAAAAGCTTGGTAGATAATTGTAAGTCTTATAAAGACTATGAGAGCCTACAAGAACAAGCGAACTCTCAAGAGAAAGTTGATTACCTCAACGCCAAGATTGATGAATTTGTAAATGCCGAAATGGAAAAACAAACTAAATCAACAACTGCTGATGGAGAACTTTTCTAATTTCTTATTTAGATGTAGTTCTTTGGGAAAGATAATGACCAATCCCCAAGGCAAAGGTGTCCGTGATAAAATCGCGGATGCCGAAGCTTTGGTCTTGAAACTGCGTTCTGAATTAGAATCTGCAAAGCCAGGTCTAAAGACAACGGAAGCGAAGAAGGATAAGTTGAGATTGTTATTGTCTGATTTAGAGAATCTTTACACACGCAAAGATGAAGTAAACCTTTCACTAACTTGCCGTAACTATTTGATTGACTTATATGTTGAGTCTAAATATGGTAGGTCTAAGAACATTTCGAATAAGTACATTGAGAAAGGATTGCAGGTCGAAGAAGATTCGATTACTCTATTATCATTGACTGAGAAGAAGTTTCTTACTAAGAATACGCTTCGCCTTAACAACGATTACGTTTCCGGTGAACCCGATGCTTTCTTTGGCGAGGATATCTTTAGGGCTGAATGCATTTATGATACAAAGAGTTCTTGGGATTTGTTCACGTTCAGCCACAGCAAGTATGGTCAAGACATAAATCAAGATTACTATTGGCAGTTACAGGGATACTCTGATCTAACCGGTTGCTCCAGTCTTGCATTGGTTTATTGCTTGGTTAATACTCCAATGCCGTTGATTAATTCAGAGATACAAAGCACATGGTATAAGATGGGATGTCCTGCTGAAGATAGCGGTATCTATATTGAAACCTGTGCTGCCATCGAGAAGTCTATGACTTACGATGATATACCAAAAGAGGAACGCATCAAGATATTCCCAATAGAAAGAGATACTGATGCAATAGACAAGATGCATGAACGCATTTTAGAATGCAGACATTACATGAATCAAACATTTAACCAATGAAAACAAACGAGAAAATTTCAATCGTAGCCAAAGAGTTTCTAAAAGCATTTGATGCTGAAGAATTGGTAGGCAGAAAGAAGAATCTAATTAGGGCTGTTGATGCATTCTGCTTCGTAATAAAGAATGTTATGTACAAGCAGACAACGCTCAAGGATGCAGCTTCTTTTGTTAATAGAGAGTTCGAGAAGAACAAGAAGTCTTTTCTTCATTCAGATGTAATTAGTGCTATACGTAGACATAATACACGGATGGATAAGGGGTTCACTTGCGATGTCTATTATCAAGATGTGTACAATGAGGTAATTGAAAAGCTCATTAACAAGGAAGTAATTAATTCAGATAAGCACCATGAGGAAGTCGAAACAAAAGAAGGATGATGTTCCGTTTGAAACAACTCCTGAAGGGGCAAGCTATGAAATGTTTGAGCAGTCTTGGTATTCGCTTCCATTTGGAAAAGAAACAGGATCAATCGACACGAAGAAGCTTTGGTGGAATCTATTGTCTTGGAGCGAACAAGGCAATACCTATAAGAATTGGATGGCAGCAGCCAGGACTTTCTATTTAAAATCACCTCATCAATATAGGATACATGGAACAGCAGCAACACAACAAGCAATTGAGTTCAACCTCACAAATCAGCAAGTATCAGAAGCCAGAGGAGCAGACTATTTCATTCCCGAACATCTCCGCAACAACGATAGGGGTAATTAAGAATGCAATAGATATTCCCATTCGGGATGAGTTGCGTAAGTTCCCTGAGAAACTAATACGAGATGCCACTACAATTATTGGCGAGGTGTTAGTTGCTTACTGCGGTGCGACATCCGATGGTACACATTCCGGTGTAGTATCTGAATGCGTAGCGTTAATGACACATAAGTTTTCTCATCTGTCAATCTATGAGATACGTGAAGCGTTTAGATTGGCTGCGGTAAATCAGATTGATGTTAATCTAACTGCATACAAGGGTGTTGCTACCGTTTATGTATTCGGTCAAGTAATGAGTGCGTATGATGAATTGCGTAGACCAGTTGCCCACAAACTTAAAGTCGTTCCGGTAGATACGGAAGAAGATGAGAAAGAGGTTGAGCGTAAACGTAATGAGTACAATCAAATGGTTGTTGATTGGTACAACAAATCAATCGAAACAAAAGGTGCTTCAATCAGGTCAATTGATGATATACCATTTTACTACTACGATACATTGTCTGAACTTGGCTTACTGCAAATTGATATTGACACCAAGAAGATGTACATGGAGAAGGCAATCATCCTATTGAAGAATAAGTTTCAGTCCTCCAATTCTAACTTGGATAAAGAGGATAGGCAGTTCGTTCGTTCTGTATCAGAGATTGGTCCAGTGCAAGCTTACTTCGCTTCAACCAAATCACAGCAATCAGAAACAATATCGCTTGCGAAGAAGCTATATCTGTTCGACACAATAAAAGCAATTAACTAAAACAACAATAACTATGAGAACTAAAATCTATTTGATGGCGATTGTATTCGCCCTAACATCTTGCTCTAAAGAAGAATCTGACTCTACCTATTCAGGATGTCCAACCACATCTGCTTGCGGATGCTCCGGTAAAACTAAATCCGAGTGTGAATCAAGCCCCTGCTGCAAATGGACAGTTGGTCAAGGATGCGGTTGCCGCTAACGTTCCCACGCTTGGCGAAGAAGCGGACTTGGAAGCACAGACTTTCAGTTTAGCACGAACACAAATAGAAAGCACGAATGTTAAATTTAGCACTAAACCCGCTTTTTTGCCAAACGTGTGTTATGTGTAGTTGCGGTTTAATAGCAGAAAGTTAAATTTGAAACGAGATACTTTTTCTTTTCTTTTTTGAGCGATGGCAAAAATAAATTTAAAAAATTAAAAATATGAGTTTACAGACAGTAACAGAACAAGGAGATGAATATTACACTCCAAAATACATAGTAGAAATACTTGTGCCTTTTATGAAAAATAAGGGGTTTAAAACGATATGGTGTCCTTGCGACAAGGAATGGAGTGAATATGTAAAAGTATTTAAACTTGAAGGGTTTAATGTAATATACTCACATATTGATAATGGGCAAGATTTTTTAAATTACGAACCCACAGAACAATATGATGCCATAATTACAAACCCACCATTTAGTATTAAAAACAAAATATTTGAAAGATGTATAGAATTGAATAAGCCATTTTGTCTGTTGATGTCGGCTACTTCAATTCAAAGTGCAAGTTTTGTAAAGATAATTTCAAAGGCAAAAGATTTTAATGTAATGATGTTTGATAAGCGAATATCATATAGCGGAGATAGACCACCATTCCCAAGTTGGTATTATGCAAGTGGCTTATTTGACAAAACAGAATTTTATATTTACAAACAAGACCCAAAACTCCTTTTTAAAGCGTGGGAAGAAAAAAGAAAAGAAAAAGAATTACGGGCAGGAACTTTATTTGAAACGGAATGATAGCAATTACACATAACGTTTTCGGGCTTGGCGAAGTGGCTTTTGTGCGTTGGCTTGTGTGTCGGGAAGCCATTTTGCCAAACCCGTGTTATATGCCGTTGCGGATTTTGAAACGAAAACTTAAATAAATAATAAATATGGGAAATGTAACTTACAAAAATCAACCTGCTATTGACAAGACAAAAGGAAGTGTGCCGTTGGCAGGAACGAGCCACATTTACAGAGTTAAAAAGAAACTTTGGAACGATAGCATTGAAGATGTTTTGCAGGGATTGTTTATTGGTAGAACATTGCACGTTTGTAGTGGTAAATCAATGCTTGGTGATGTTCGGTTAGATGCAGATGCTGAAAATAATCCTGATATAATTTGCGATGCTTCAAATATGAAAGACTTTGTAAAGGATAACGAATTTGAAACGGTTATTTGCGACCCGCCATACAACGGAAAGTTTCAATGGAATCACGATTTACTAACTGAACTTTCAAGGGTAGCAAGTAAAAGGATTATTTTTCAGCATTGGTTTATACCTGCAAATCCATCAGGGACATACAAAAAGGCACAAGAGAAGTTTCTTTTGTCTGATGTATTAGTGTGGCAACCTAAAACTTACTTTGGTCGGGTGCAGGTTGTTTCAGTTTTCGATGTCGTTAGCAATGGCATATAACTCTCTTATACACGCTAATTCGTAGCGCGTACTACTCCAGCACCAACAATAATACCTAACCCGAACTTGAAAGCGGTGGTTTCATACCATCGCTTTTTTTCTTTTATGACTATGTTTGACATCCCATCAAGCTGCATAGTAGGGTTGTCTATCTTCAGGAATAGCACCTTATCCTTCTTACCAAGAACTTTATTGAAGAAGCCGGAACGTAATGTATCCCCAATGGCGTATGTTAATGATGCGTGGCTAACTAACGAATCAATTTGTAGTTTACCAAATCGACTTATCGTACCTCCCATCTCAAACCACTTGTCCTTCACATAGAATGTACGAGGCAGCTTTACGTAAGGCTGCTTATCAATCATTACCGTATCTAACTGCACCTGTGTTTTTATAATTGTTTTGGTTTGAGTCTTAATAACCACTTCTGGATTTTTAATCCCAAGACTCTTTAACTCTGCAATTTGCTTTTTCTGATTGATGATAGTAAGAGATTGAGAGTAAATCACTGACGAATCTTTAAGCGTTTTGCTTTTAAACTCCTGCTCTTTCAAAATAGCATTTTCTTCTACGGCTAATTTAGTTCCGCACGTTGAAACAAGTGCTAACAGAAGTGCAAATATTACAAGGAAGTAGGTTATTCTTTCAGTGCTTTTCATAAGTAAATATACGAAATAAAGAGGGGGCTTGTTACAGCCCCCAACCGTGAAGTTTGCCTAAACCACAGTGTTATTTTTATTCGTTTAATGAAAGCATAGTCAAAAACAATGGCCATGTTTTCTCTTCGAAGTTGTTAAGGTTTCTTAGTTGTGTAAGCATCATTCTCTTCACAACGCATAGCGACCACCCCTTTTCTTCTACCGCAATCTTCAGTACGTTTAGTAGTCGCTGATCCGCTTCCTCCTCTGTTTTTGGAAGATATTTAGCGAGGTCTTTTTCGTACGACAGCATAAGCAAATATAAAAAAATCAATTTACAATTTACGATTAGCCATTTTGTTGATTTTGCTTATAACATAATCTACTTTCTCAAGGCTATCTTTCTGCATTTGAATCAAGCTTTCCATCTCAGAATCTTCATCTTTAGATTTTATATGGTTTTCGATTATATTGTTGATGCCCAGTATAGACATCAATGGCTGGCGTAGTTCGTGTTCTTGTACGAACTTAATTTCTTCCAATAGTTCTTTCTGCCTCTCATACTCATACGATACAACAGATACAACATCAAGTATGTCGTGTCCACAGAAATGTAGTTTATTGTTCATACAGAATACTTCCCATATAAACCATCTCAATGCTCCGTTCTTCTGCTTTGTTTTAGCATGGAATGAACGTGGATCAGGAAACCTTTCTTTGGCTTTATCAATAGCTGTTTTTACTTCGGGAAAATCAGACTCATCTGTAATGATGTCAAGAAAGTTGTCCGGTCTGATATGAGAAAGAGATGTTTCGAAGTGGTCGTTCTGATAAGAAATTTCACCATCTAAATCAGTGATTGCGTATAAGTTCAGTAGTGAATTTTGCAGTATATACTTAACCGACATCTCATTTTTTTCTTACTCCAAAAATAATAATTTAAAATTAAATAACGAGATATTGAATTGTAGCAACGAACACGCTAACATCGCTTATCCCTGTATTCCCTTCCACCTCAACTGCACATTTATTGCTTGCAGTATCGGCAGAAATAATATAGTAAGTCATGTTATTAATTGAGTTGGTCATTAAATTGGCAGTACCATAGCAATCCCTCGCTGTTTCGAATGTAGATGCAACTGGAAGATCAACATTGAATTGACCAACACCTCCAGCAATGTCCAAAGCTATGCTCATGTAAATCGTCATTGTCACAACATTATTAACCCGACTATAAATACCACGCAATGGTGTTACATCGCAATCCACTCGGTCAGAGATTACAGGCGTAAATGCCCCACTCTCCAACATCGACATAGGACTAATACCTTCCTCCAATTCAATGAATGAGTTAGAAACCTTTGAAACCTTTAAGAAAACATCAGGTGCTGGTCGTAAAATTTTCATCGTACCTTTTTTTTGTAAAGATACAAAATTACGCTATGTTTCTGAGGTCACTAATCAACGACTTCCATGCCGGCACACATCCAAGTGCATACTTAATGGTTAGCAACAAGGTAAATGTCAGCACTATGCCATTTGCGAGTATATCATAGTTCATAGGCGATTCTGTTTCTTCTTTTCTTACGGGTAAAGGCTTGGGTACGTAATACGTGCCTACCGTAAACAAAGATACATCACAAGGCTGAATTGTGTCGAATGCGGTTAAAACTTTTAAGGGCTTTGGATGCACGTAGCTTCCACTCATTACAGCCTCAAAGGATTCCTTGTTCGCTATAATAAGCTGGCTATCCAAATCAACCTTTGGATGATATGCCATCGTATCAAGATTAATCTTGTTACGCCTAACAGTCTTTATTGTATCTCGCCTAATCTGCTGCATCGCTCTTTGCCTTTGGTATGTATCCTGCTGCGATTAGTGCAGCAATGATGGCTGTTAATGTTTCTGCGGTTATCACTTTGAATATGAGTAAGAATATAGATGCTAAAATCATGAGCGAGCCTATTGTTGAACGCCAATGCTTGACGATTACATCAAGTACTTTACGTGATTTAGTAACCCTTCTCCTCATAGGCTAATTTACGTTTAGCCTTCATTTGCGTTTGTACGAAATGACTGTATTAGTTACAAGGTGAGAAATAGAGTTTCGCCTCTTCTCTTCGTCTGTTTGTGAGTCCTGTCAAAACCTTGCCACCTGCCTTGTTCCATCTCAAAAACTCATCATATATTGATGGGTCGTTAGGGTTTGCCTTAGCTTTCTTTAACAGCGTAGACTTGATAAAAGCACTTGTTCCTACATTGTAACAGAAAGAAACCAACGCATCAAATTGGCATTGGTTAAGATTGGGTAGGTGCTTGTTTACCGCAGCTTCGAACGATTCAAGTGTACCTAATAGCAGTTGAACAGCCTCCTTTTCACTCGATAGTTTCTCTCCGAGGATGACCTTCTTTCCGTTCGGATAGCGAGTGCTTCCGTACCCAATCGTAGGCACACCTGCACTGCACAGGTAACTGGATAGTCTTAGTCCCTCGAAGCCTTTGATTAGGTTTATGCCTGTTATGGATGTGGAGCGCATATGCAAAGATACTAATTAAGAAATGTGTATGCAAAAGTACCTGGAGGTGAGCCTGGATTCCAGTTAAGAGTTTCTGCTCCAACAGGAGTTGTGCTAATTAAACCTCCAAATGTCCATACAGTTTGACCTTGTGAAGAATCTATCCTTGTTCCATTGACATATATCAATGATTGAGATGCCCCTTGGTCTAATGTCCATATAGCCCTTGTTGATGCCCCTGATGAAATTATTGTAGTTCTTGCAGCACCGCTTACACCACCTGTAATAAATGCTTGTAGCCTTGTTCTGTATGTAACAGCTTGCTGTAGTGTTACAGTAAATGTACCTGCTGCCGTAGAGATTAAGTTTGCACAAACCCATCCAGCAGTTCCTGCAAATGTTGCAGAGCCATTCAGAGTTAGGTTATTATTTATTGTATTTAATACGTTTTGGGTTACAGTATGACCTGTTGTTACAGTAAGATTATTTAATGTCATATTATTTATAATACAACTTGAATTAGTAGTAATAGTAAAAGCACCTGGATTTACAATACCAGCAGTTAATTGAAGAATACTATTTGAAGAAGTGGCATCACCAAAAAAAAAATTTGAGAGAAACGTAACTGTTGCTCCTGCTGATTTATTTATTATCAAATTTGTTCCTATAAGAGGAGGAGAAGCAGTTGTTTGAACTGTTGAAGATGTTGGACCATCTAATTCAAGAGTAGTCTTTGTTAAAGATGGATTAAATATAAATCCAAAACTTGATAAATTTCCTGCAATAAAAATAGTAAATCCACCTGCAAATGTGACATTAACATTGTTTGTGTAATTATTAGTTACTGTAAGATTTGATAATAAGGTCACTGTTCCAGACTGAAATCCTGTTAGATTAAAAAAGTTAATCTTAGAACCTCCTGTTGATGTCCTATCTGTAAGATGGCTTGAGCCACCTGCCATAATATAGGTATGTCCAGGATTAACTATAACACTTCCAGTTATATAATTAAGTGTTATAGGTCTCAAACTGGTTGTTAATGTTATAACACCAGATGTATTTATGATAATAAGCATACCAAAATTTCCATTAAGTGTTCCTGTTCCATTTAAAACATAGGTTGCAGTAGAACTTGGACTCGCAGAAACACCACCTGCATTAGTAAGACTTCCTCCAATTGTAATAGTAGCAGTTCCAGCAACAGGAGCAAATCCACCAAATGAAAAATTTCCTAAAATTGTCCAATTGTCTGCCCATGACATTCCTGTTGCATTTATATCAAAAGTAACATTACCAGGCCATACTACTCCATTGGATGTCATAGTCATTGTTCCAGCCGCATTAGTATTTCTGATAAATGTACCATTACCAGTAACAGTCATTCCTGCCCCAAGTCTAAAAATACCAGTTCCAACATTAATACTATTACTATTTAATGACCATGTTTTAGCTCCATAAGTATTTGCATCAAAAGATAAACAAGTTCCATTCCCATTTAAGTTGCAGTTTGGACTTGAAGCATCGAATATAACATCATCAGCACTTGTAGGTACAGAAGCTCCACCTGCTCCACCTGGAGCTGTACTCCAATTAGATTGCGCACCAGTTTGAGTCCAGTTATTATTTAATCCTCCATTTACAAAATATCTTAGCGCCATATCTTAATTAACAAATGTTATCCCCTGTGTTTCAGGTTTTGTTCCTGGATTCCAATTCCGTGTTGAAGGGTCAATACCATTAGTTGTTCCTTGAAAACTCCATATTGTTTGACCAAAATCACTATCTATTGCTGTTGCACTTACATATACCATAGATTGAGTTGCACCATTAACTAAAGTCCAAATAGCCAAGTCATAAGGTATTGTTAAATCACTTGACCTCATAAGTATTCTTTGAGCATTACTACCTAACATATTCACAGATGTAGTTGTGGTATATGTAATTAGGCTTTGTAGTGTTATTGTTCTACCTGCTGTTGAGCATATTAAATTTGCACAAGTCCAACCTGCTGTTCCTGCAAATACAACACTTCCCAAAGCTCCAAAAGTTAGATTACTCTGTATTGTATTAAGTACATTTTGGGTTATAGTTGGTAAATTAACAGGACCGCAAGGAATAGTTAAGTTCCAAAATGTCATGTCATTAATTGTAACAGAAGAAGCATCTGCAAGTGTTATTGTTGATGTGCCTGGATTTATATTACCTGATGTTCTTTGTAGTGTCCTGCCTGTTCCACCCCATGTAAAAGAGTTTAATGTAAGAGTAGCAATACCTGTTTTATTAATAGTTAAATTATTTTGAATACTATTAATGGTAATAGAGGCGTTTGTAGAACCTTCCATTTGTATTGTTGCAGTACCACCTAATGTATTACCTGCTCCTGAAATATTTCCATAAAGAAATACTGTTCTTCCTACTCCATTAAAATTTCCAGGACCAGCACTAAAAGTCAAATTAGTGGTAATATATATATCTGAGTTTAGAGTTACAGATTGACCTCCGAGATTAACATTCCAATCAAATGCAAAAAAAGCTCTACTAATATTCCCCCAATTATTAAATACAGAAGTATTGGCTCCACAGGCTAATGTAGCTGTTGAATTGAATGTACCATTTATATATGTAAAAATTATCCCGTTAAGTGAGAATGTTCCATTATGAGATATTGTACCTGCTGTATCAATTTCAATAGAACCACCACCTCCACTTCCTGCACCTCCTGATAAATTTCCAGTGCCAGTCATTCTTATAGTTATGTTAGTAATAGTCAAACCACCAGTAAAGCTTCCCTGAACAGTTATAGTTCTAACTCCACCACTTCCTGTAATTGTATATGTATTTCCTCCTGTTCTTGATAGAGAGCCTACAATAGTCCAATTATCTGCGAAATTAGAACCAAAGCTAAATGAACTTGGCGTAAATGTTATTCCTCCTGTATATGTCTTTCCATTCGATGTCCAAGTTCCTCCATTACCAGTTTTTATAATATTACCAGTTCCTGTAATAGTCATAGTACTTGAAAAGGTAAGACTACCTAAAACAGTCCAATTTGTAGCAGCATTTAATGTTCCTGTAAATAAAGCAAAATTAGCAGATAAACAAGTAGCACCAGCTGTTGTTGTAACAGTTCCACTACCAGAACCTGCATCAAAAAACACATCATCTGCTGCTGTAGGAACACTAGTAGGATTTACTACTCCAGAACTTAATGACCAGTTAGCAGCAGTACTCCAATTGTTTCCAGTCCCTCCTATCCAATATTTATTAGGCATTACTCAATAGGCTTTTCCTCGTTAATAGGAAGTGATGGTATTAGGTTAGCAATCTCTTGTTCTGCTTGTAGCCTTGCCACTTCAGAAGATGCTCTGTTGATGATGTTCTGCTCAATCTCCTCTTGAGATTTAGGCATGAAATGAGGCACTTCTGTGGTAACAATAGTACCATCTAAGTTATACTCTACTGTAGTAATAAGAGTAATATCTGCCTGTCTTGAAGAAAGTATTTTATACGTCATGTTTTATTGATTGTCAATGTTAAGTTCACCCAACTAACTGTAAGCACACCTGATATAGTGAATCCTATGTAATCTCCTGCTGTGACTGCTACAGATAATCCAGTTGCATTTAGTTTATTTACGCCCGATAAAGCAGGTTGTGTAACAAATATGTTATCTGTTGGTGATGTAGGTGGGTAGTTGGCATAAGTATCTTTAAACACAGTTACAGTACAATTTCCTGCCACATTAGCAACCAATGTCCATCCTGTTATTGTACCTGCATATGGCACTTGCACATAAGCAGTTTTACCATTGCTGATTGTTCCTCCTTGACCATCAAATGTAACACCGCATGATCCTGTTTTTAATGAGGCAGGGGCAATGTCTATGACGTTCTTGTTCTTCCATAGATTTGGTGTTCCTGTTTGGTATGATAATACTTGATTATTAGTGGGCAAGCTTGTAATCAAGTCTACGTCATGAAGCTCATTCAACTCATACCCATTCTGAGGCTTGACATATATCTGACCATTACCTGCATTAGCCCTTTCTACAATCCCTATATATACAAGATGGTTTGGAGCGTATGGCTTTGTTGATGTCAGTGTACCAGCCGTTGCTCCAAGATATAATTGCGCACCTGGACTATATGCTGCTGTGTTTACGCCCGATATAACTCCTTGCGTAATTATAAATCCCTTTTGATTTGGAGCTATACTTGAACTAAAAACAACGCCTACAGTCTGTGCGGAGGTGCTATCTGATGTATTGTTAGCCAACTTAACACTCATCCTATTCCCTGCTGCACCAAAGGCATATACAGGTTGTCCTTTATTAATGGTTACTGAATCATCGTTTGTAACATATGCAAACAATTGATTCGGAGCAACCCCTAAAGTTTGGAAGTGAGTGCCATCATAAATGATGATTAATTCTTGACCAGAAACAATATCTCCACCTGTTACCCTTATATTAGCCTGTTTTTCAAGATTCTTAGCACCAAGACCATTTATATTTATAGATGAATCATCATCATTTCCATTAGTGAACTTAATTACATAAGTATCGCCATCTGTATATGATGTAACGCCTGTTATTGTTACGGCATATGTATTCGTTCCTGATGCTGTGCCTGACTTCAATCCACCACCTGTAGCATTTAATGTAGTGCCTGAAAGAGATAGATTAGTTCCTAACGTAATCTCCTCCATAACCCCTACACCTGCCGTACCTCTACCAATTAGCTTATTGGTATTCATAGATGTAGAGATATCAGGTGTGGCTCCTCCCGATGAAGTTAATGGAGCTGTTGCAGTTACAGATGTAACGCCTCCACCTCCACCTGCTCCAACAAACAGCCTTCCTGTGTTATCTACGTTCAATACACCTACGGAAGAACCCGATGAGCCTTGAAATGCTGTAGCGGTATTATACAGATTAAGCTGCAATTGACCGCTATTTAGCATCCTCAATATCTCAGTAGATGATGCATTCGATATAATCATCGGAATAGCACCCGAACTCGTAGACTGAATGAAGATACCAGTCCCGTTTGTTCCAGCAGCGATAATGTATGCGCTTATTGCTCCACTTGCTTCGAATCGTACTAACTTATCTGTTGGAGAATATGTACCTGTAGTAGCCGTAAACTTAACCTTACCAGAGCCTCCTAATGGACCATTAGAATCAAACTGAAGATCGTGTGCCGAATTAGATGGTCCAACATCTATGAACGTACTTTTTATTATACTGCCCCCTAATTCGAAGTTGGTTGGATTCCCAGACTCTGGCTGTACACCATTATTTGCAGTGTATGTTGGTATACTTATAGTCCAAGTCCTGTTCGCACTTAAATTCTGTGTAAGTCCGTTTATGGTTATTGTACGAGTGTTTGGTACGTAATTCAATAAAGCAGTAGCTATCTGAGATGCTATATAGGAAACCAAATCCGTTTGATTGGTTATAGTTCCGGTAATAAAACCCCAAACAGAACTTCCTCCACCACCACCTGGAATAGTTACATCTACACCATTTCCGTTCTGCGTAACATTTACACCTGCTCCTATAAAGTTTAAGAACTGAGCAGTAGTATCTATTATAACTCCCTCGTCCTGTACCTCAATAGTTGAACCACCTGAAATGATATTTAATTGGTCCTGTATCTGCCGTAAAAGCTGAGGCCAAGTAATAACTAAAGGCTTTGATAAATTGCTGTTCTGAACTACGATGAAAGTATGCTGACTGCCTAAAGCAATCCTAATGAAATCAGTAGTTTCTAATCCAGGACCAAGCGATTTTATCATTAACCATTAAGTGTTGTAGAATCAAGCTGTGAAATAGGCTCTGTGAAGAACGATAGATTATTAGTTAACCAACTACAAATAGATATGATATCATTCTCTGTCGCTGCTGTATACGATAACTCATCTGCTGAATAGTAAAGCACTATGTCAATCATATAACGAGCAATGAACAATAGCCGAGTCTCATCAGATACGTTTTCACCATTGTCACGCAGACAACACATCTTGTCGTTCTGAATCCTTAATGCATCATAAGCAATAAGGGCAAAAGATTGGTATTGTCCGAGTGATGCCATTACAAATTCAACGTAGTAGAGATTGTGTAGATAACAATTGAACTATTTCCTGTAGTTGGATTACCGACATTTGTTTTATATACAAGCGGATAATTAGCAGCTAATAATCTTTCTACGGAAGAATTGTAGTTAGTTGGATACACAACATCAACTCCTGATGATGTAAAACCAAGCATACCTGTTTTTCCTGCATATTTATTTGTTATACCAGGAGCTGAGTACTCAAATACACCATCAAGATTTGCAGCATAAGTTGTTGATCCGTAAACGTATCGAACAACAAACAATAACGGAACCTCAACAATAGATACAGAGCCTGAAGCAGCTATCAAAGTAATCGGAGTTGTATTCGAAGTAAGCAACTGACCTGATGCAATCGTGGTTGTAGTTACGTTTATTCCCTTAAACGTGGAAGGAAGATTCGCAGCACTTAAAAACGAAGCAACAAAAGAATTTGTAGCAAAGTCATAGCTAACCAACTTTCCATTATCACCCGAACCAAGTCCTGTAGTGAGTAGTTTCGCTAAAGGAATATTGCGATTAACATATGTTGCTACGTATGTTGAAGTAGCTGCATTAAATTCTGCGTATACTTCAGCACCGCCAATTAAACAATCGTAAGAAGAAATGCTTTGTCCAAATATCGTAACGGTGTTCGCACCAATTGTAATACCACCTGCTAAAACAACACGCACCGCAGAACCATCTGTTACTCCTGATGTATTACCTGCTACTGTATAGTTTGAAGATAATGTCGTAGTTCCTTGAAGCAAATATGTTTTCTTATCTGAACCTGGGTCAATAATCAACGTACCTCCTGCGTTTGGAACAGTAATGGTTGTTACACCATAGTTCTCTTGTGGTCTTGATGTAAAGTCAGGGAAGTATTGCAAAGTATATCCCGAACCGGTATAAACCAATTCAAAAGTACCTGCTTGATTTACTTGGTCCTGAACAAGACCAATACCTGCTATCGTAACTGAATATGAATTCAGATTTACCGAAGCATCCCAACGGAATGTCATTGGTGTATCAACGGCAGGATTTGTTATTACTATCGAGAATGATGCAGAAAGAGTAACTGTTCCCGATGTTCTTATGATGTAGGAAGAGTTTGATAATATCGAAAGCGTACCTCCCGAAGATGTTAGATTGTATACCGGTAGTGCCATGTTACAAGATTGATTTTTCTACGATGTGGTAAATTGGGTCAATAACAATAGGGTTATTGGCAGGAACAGTTACTGTTGCTTGAACATTAAATGCAATTCCTCCAGATGCGCTAAAATCCAAAGTATTTGTAAATGAAGGAGCATAAAATCCTGTATATGTACCATACCTTGTTGTTGTTGTCCAATCTACGGATACAATAACAGATGTTGCAGAAACCCTTATTGCGGTTAAAACATATTTAGTATGAGCAAAAGGAAATATATTAAACCCACCTCCTGATATAAAAACATTTGGCAAACCTGAATTAGCGTATTCAAAACCACTTCCTGCTGTAGCCGTATATCCATGAGTAGAGTTGCTATCTACAGCATTAATACCAAGCATTCGCTTTGCTGTATTAAGAGGAGATGTAGTATTTGAATCAATACTATCTACAGCAACATCATATATTGCACTTGTATTTTGATTGATTATTCGTGGACTAAAATAAATTTCCCCACCTGTGGCTCCACCAAGCGCAGCTAAACTATAATTAGACTTAAAAACACCGGTTACTTTTACAACACTTCCTAATGTTGGAAATGCTTGAAGTCCATTTACCGCTATTTCAAAACCTGCGAATACAACATTTCCTGATGTTGACTGTGTTACGGATGCTATTGAATAAGCACTCCCCAATAGCCCTGTACCATTAACGCCAGGCAAACCATTTTGTCCTTTGATGTTTAATTGTAAAACCCAACTAACTCCAATAAGTTTATATATATTACCTAATACTGTATCTAAGAAGAAGTCATTAACAACAGCACCTGCAACGGTAATTGTATTAGGATTTACTACACCAGTAAACCACACATTTCCGTTTGTGCCTTTTATTGTTGTTATAACCGATACCCAAGGAAGCGATCCATTCCATTCGAAAATCTGCCCACTTGTAGTGTTCAAGTAATATTTAATATCAGCAGCTGGCGCACTTATTGGATTTCCTGCACCTGATGTCCAACCTGCTCCATTACTACCTGCTGGACCTTGTGTACCTTGTAATCCCGTTGGTATGTTTAATTGTCCTATTCTGTCTAAGAAGTCCATAGTTCTTATATTTTTATGAGCAACAACCGCACTCCGTACAGAGCTGATTTAATGCATCAATTTGTAATTGGGCTGATGATACATTCTGCAAACCAACATTTAAGAACAACATCTCAAAAGCTAATAGAATCTCCTCAAACTTTGATGTTGGCAATTGCTTATTGGCGTACTTAATTCCTGCTTCCTGAACACAAGAGGCAAATTGGCAAACAAAGAAAATCCACTTCTCTACAGAATACGTTGTTGTTCCGTTTGATACGTTGTATGTTACGAAGTATGTACCAACCTCTAAATCATCTTGCTGTGTTGTATCGTAAAGAAATTCTGAATCAATAGATTGATTTACAAAAGGGAATGTCGGATTAGTAATTTGACTAAACACATTTCTTGGACTTCCAAATTGGTCAACCACTACAGCATTCGTTATTACGTTCGCAGCAATCGTATAGTTTACATATATAGGGTTATCCCATGTAGACTTCTTTATCTCTAACTGAGCAAATGTAACGGCTGATGATGCGATGTTCGGTGCGCCATATCCACCTGTGTTTCCAGGAGTTGAATATACCCCTGTAGTATCGTTGAACAGCACTTCTTTGCAGTTGCTCTGCTGTTCAAATGTGAAATTCGGTTGAAGTGCCATTTCAAATTTTGTTGGTCAAAGTTACTAATTTTTCAGTTTGTTTTCGGGTTTTATTTTTGAGTTAGCATCTAACCCCAATAAAAGAGTAGCATCAAATTCATCTGGCCATATTAGATTAGCCTTTTCCTTTTGAGTATATGACTTTTTAAATCCTTCAATCATATCAGAAACATAATTGTACATATCTTGCTTATCTGCTTCGTATGGTATCTCTCCGCTTTGATAAAGGTTTTGATATATGGCTACTTGTCTACCAATGCGATAAAGAGAATCCATTGCTTTAGTAAAGGTTTTTTTGTCCATAGATTCAAGTCTATCAATATTCATATCAACAAACTTACCTGCGAACTTAACAGTCATTTGATTTATCATTGTAACAGTTTCCTTATCCAACTGATAGTCATATATCTGCTTGTCTTTTGCAGGATCAAACAAATCTGCATCTAAAGGCCTGAAACTAAGTTTATCCTTTCCTGTAGCTAACATATCTTGTTTAACCTCATTCTGGAGTTTTTCAAGTTCATCAGCACCACCCATTAGTTCGCTTCTACTAATATGAATTGGCAAGGCTTCGTTCGTGTTTAGTACAGGATTATAATTATTTTTTAGATATAAGCTTCTGTATCTGTCTTGTGGATATGGTTCGCCTATCGTAACTGAACCTGCAACCGGAAGAACCAATGTGAACTTATCCTTTACAGGTCTGCCCCAATAGTCTAATCCGTCTGTCTTTATAAATACATCTTCAGCCATTGTTCCTAAAGCAATCGTTGTATATAAATCGGTTGCAAGTTTTTTATTTTCACCTGTAAACGAATCATAAATTGCTTTGATTTCGGCTTGCGCTCTTTGATATGGAATAAGGTTCTTCAAAAAGCCACCGAGTTTTTTAGTACCATACTTTTGTAAAACTCCTTCATGCCTTTTTTCATCTTGCTCAGTTGTTTTAGGTTGAAGCACGTCTATAAGGTCATTAACAGATTTTGTCATATCTCTTATAGTACTTTGTTCTCCTGCCGTTGTTAAAACAAAAAGGAGATAGTTTCCTATTATTTCCTTAAACGACTCGTTTTCGCCTTCTTTCAAAGATTCAAGTGTTACATACTCTCCTTCTTTATCATAGAATGGCTTATTGTCCCTATAACCAAAATTCCAAATTTTATAGTTTTTACAGAACGCAACAGCAGAAAGTATTGGACCGAAAGCAAAGTCTTTGTAATCAAACCATTCTACTCCATTTATATATATTGTAGCTGGTCTATAACCAAGTTCTTCCTGTGCTTTTGTGATTCTAATGTTTGTTATTCCAGTCCACTTGAACGTAGCAGCAGCCTCCTTTTCTTCTTCATCGTCTTTATAAAGACCTTCTAATGCAGCATATAAACCTGCTGCTATAATGTTTGTAGTGGCAACGGTGGCAATCATCTGTTGCTTATCCAACTTAACAGCAGCCGGTATTTCAAATTCTCTCTCTGATGTTTTCCAATACTTGCCTCTGCTTCCTGTTAAAAGATACTTTGCTAATTGAGCAGCGTTTACAATAGGAAGTACCCTAATCATCATGCCTATGCCATTAAATGCTGCATTTACAAACAATGGCATCAATCCAACATACTTAGAGCCTTTTGTAACGGCATTAGTATTTATAAAATTATTTATAGATGTTGCGATTGCGCCCATTGAACCTCTTGGTGTAGCTAAAAATACCATCTCTGAAGCGATTCTTGAAACGTAGTAGTCTACGTTTTTAGATACTTGTACAGCATCAAAAGGCATATTAGTCATCCAACCATTACGAGAAGCAATATCTTGAAGTCTAACACTTTCTTGTGTATCTAAAATCTCTCTTACACGATATAGCCATTCGTTGTAAATCTTAGCATTTTTACTTGTTAATGAAGAAATTGTTTCTCCTGGTTTTAATAGAGATACTACCCTTGGGTCAAAAATTGGAAACTCATCAGGCTTCGTAAATCCTAATTGAGCATATAGCTGACCATTAATAACGTCCTCTCTTGCTTGAGTCATTGCAGCAGAAACGCTATTTCCTGTTGGCTCAACAATTTGATTTACTAAATCAACTAATTGAATTTTGTTTAAAGACTTTAGACTCGGAGTTGTTTTTTGAAGTTCTTTTAAGAACTCGTAATAAACCTGCCTTTTCGTTATTGTTTGATTTAATGGAGTAGTCAAGGCATCAAATGCAGACATCAATCTTCCGGCAGGAACTAAGAATGTACGCATAGCCATTCTCTCTCCTTTTGAGTTTGACTCACGAATCATTAACTCAACCGAATTAAGTCCTGAACGCTTTACTTCTGATAAACGTGGCAGTCCTCTCAACGAACTATATACGTTATCAAAAACCTCATTCATTCTGTTTTCTAATATAAGTGTCTGTTGAACACCGCTTGAATCTACATATGTAAATTCATTCATATAATCTTGAGGCATAAAGGCTGTGGCAGAAGATTGTTTTATAATCTCCATATCACCTCTTATTGCAGAAAAAAGAAGCCTTCCGCTTGTTCGTTGAATGTTTCCTGCTATTGCCCTATCAAAAGTGTTTAAAGAAAACAATATTCCATTATAAAAATACGATTCGAATAACGCTGTTAAGTGCTTTAGCTTTTTTAAGAATCTTTGAAACCCTTTAGAGTTTTGATATTGTATATAAGCAGCTTGCTGATTAAACCTAAACAACGCTTGTTGTTTAGCTAAAGCACCTTGAGCGTTTGTATAACCTTGAGCTGCTGTTAAAAGAGTTTGCTGCTGTTGTGGTGTTAATTGGGTTGGTAAGTTAAAACGCTGTGCTAATTTCATCATTGCATTGGCATTATTCAATGCACCATATGATATAGCCTTGATTAGTTTTAAGTTTTCTTTGTTTGTGCTTTTTGAAGGATTCTGTTGGAATATCAATTGCATCTCCTTGTTTAATCGTTGAAACGCAAGTCCTTCGTAGAAGTCTAATAATGATTCAGCAAACTCATTTACCTGTGCTTCGCTTAAAGGTATTTTAAGCTTTCCGTTTAGGTCATTTATTTGCGCAACAAGGATAGGCTTAACATCTTCTCTTGTTTCAGCCATTCCAAAGATTCCTTTTTCTTTTACACCTTTAAGAAGTTGTGATAATGCTTCTTTGTCAAAGTTCTGTCCATAGTTAAGTAATACCTTGATAGCATTTTTAACTTTGTTATCAAACTTAGAATCATCTCCAACTAACTGTTCGTATGTTTTAGTACCTGCATAAAAGTCTGCAATATCATCAAAGAATGTATTTCTGAAAGCTCTTGCTTTATTAGCTACTTGAACAATCTGATTCGATTGAGTTCCTACAATATCTGGATTACCAAGAACATCTGTTATATGACTTATTGTTGCCTGTATTTTAGACTGAAGGAATAATTCAGGTATCTGTTCATATATATACTGATATGCATTAACACCCTGTCCTAAATCAGTTCCATGTATAGCAAGGTCATAAAGAGCATCCTCTAATGCAACCCTTGAATCTACAGATGGATTGGTCTTTTCAGTAGCAAGTCTTTCTTTTACTGCTTCTGCAATAATCATTGTCTTTATATCAGAGTTTATTGGATTGTTCATTACAAACTCATAGGCTTGTTCTGCACCACCAAAATGCTCTAATAGGTCTTTTACATCTGCTTCTAATATCTCTCTCGTTCTCTTTTCGTACTGACCGATAGTTCTAATCCTTGCAGCATCTTCTAAGAAACCTTCGCTCGCATACTTCTCTGCTATCCTTTCAAAAACAGCTCGTGTGTTTGATAACAATCCTGCTGTTGTATCAGGGAATAAACTTCCGATAGGAATATTAGGCAACTGCGGTAACGGTAATCCTTTAGCTTCATTAATCTGCTCTTGAGTAAATCCTTGTTGCAATAAACCATCGTTTATGTTTTGGTCGCTAATATCAGGATTAAAGTCCTTTATGCTTTGTATGATCTGTTGGATTTGTTCTATTTCATTTTGACCTCCAGTAGCAGCCATTGCTTGTATTTTTGGACTTTCAGGACTGAATGTTCCAATGTTTCCGGTTGCTGATTTAATTTGATTGGGACTCTCTAATACTACTACAATCTGTTTATTATCGCTATAATATAGCCCATCTGTACGATCTCCTAAAGGCTTTCTATAATAAATATCTTGGAAATACTGACCTTGAAGTTTTTTGTAATTATCTGCATATCGTAATTTTTCTCTTTGTTCTTTAGTTACTGCATCATTAAAAAACTCAGGCCTTTTTATATTTAGAAATACAGGAATTACCCTGCTTGCCGTATTTATGTCTTGATATTTATTAGTAATGGGATTATATTTAACATTCATGCTATCGTTCTCCATAGCATATCTACTCGCCTCTTCTGAATCAGTTGTAAACCATGTTCCATTTTTAGGAACATTAAACTTATCAAAATCCTTATCTTTTGATGTTCCAGTAAACATTACTTGTGGCTCACCATTCTCATCAACTATTTTACTTGCATTCTGTGGGTCATTCTCCCAATCTCCAAACCAATTTTTAAATGCATTGGTCCTTACTTGTGTCCATTGTTGCTCATTAAGTTTTGTTGGTTGTCCATTTGGAGCTTTCATGAATGTACCATCAGCCTTTGCTTTTGATACAATGTCCTGCATTTCTTGGTTTATTGTAGCAGCCATTGCCTGTGGACCAACAGCCATATCGCTTGGCTTTTCTTGCTTTATCTTATTGTACTCTTTTATAGCATTATCAAGCGTTATTTCTTTTTCATCAAGTTTGCTTATTAAATCTTCAATATTACTAATTTGCTCCTCCCTTGAATTTATCTTATCTATAATATCTTTTTGCTTTGGATTTAAAAGACTGTAAACATCTTCATATTTACTATACTCAACATAATCGTCATATGACAGAAATACATCATCGCTTGGAAATGCTTTTTTTAAAGCAGGAAGTTCATAGTCGTAAAAGTCATTAACAGCATTATTCAAATCAGACATAGTTTTGCCTAATTTAGACTGATAAGACTCTTCTATCTTTTCTGAATTTCTTAATTTTTCAAGAAGCTCAGGGGCATCCTCAAATTTTTTACTTGAATTATTATATTTCCATACTTTAGTTACATTTGTTTTGTCAGCCTTAGAGCCTTTCGACATACTTTCTCCGCCAACTATATCTATGTTACCAAACTCAACAAGTATTTTCCCTGCCCCACTATGCTCTGATGCTGACTCAGGATTTCCCGAAATCCAATTGCCTTGCCTTGGAGAACCTCCCTCATATGTTTTATTTCCAACAATAAGTTCATTAAACTCGCCTTCTCCCATTGAACGCCAACCATAATTAGTATTGTTTTTCAATTCTGGCTTATTGAAAATTGTATCATATGGTCCATATCCACTTTCTTTTATTTTAGCCATTGCCTGAGGCCCCATCATATCAGCAGCTTTTACATCAAGCTTCTTCCCTTGCTTTACAGAGTCGGTGAACTTACGAGCTACATCAGTAATTGAATCCTTATCAGTAATGGTTACGCCAAAATCAATACCAATTCTATTAAGTAGGTTGTTGATAAAGTCAGCAATCTTCTTGAACAGAGTTGTGTTCTGTGGAGGAAGTTTGATTTGACCATCAGCAACACGCGACATGAACTCTACGATAGCTTCTTTTTTAGCTTGAGTTCCTGTGTAATTATCAGTGCCGAATTTAATAACATCATCTACCCCTATAAGGAATTCTTTTAAACCGCTTAACTCATCAAATAGCCTGTCTATTACTTCAGGATTATTTTCTGCAAGCCAATCCAAAACAGGATGCGCTCCTTCGTGGAACACAAGATTACTTGAAGTTGCCAATGGTAAGTTGATGTGTATTTGGCTGCCATCTTTAGAGATGTAGAATCCTTGATTTAAAGAGTCCTGTGGCTTACCACCTGCATCAATCCATGCCTTTGTATAAGTGCCTTGATTGTAGTGGATTGTTATAGAAGGATTTGTTGTACCTAAAGCTTTCATAACGCCTTTGGCATCTTTCAACATCTTCTCTAACTTTTTGTTGCCTTGTTTTTTAGCTGTTTCAATTCCTTTGTCAATGTTATCAAGAGTGTATACAAACTCTCTTTGATTCATCATATTAGCAATGAAATTAGAAACACTTTCAGGCGTGTTCTCAAGTACTATTTCTTCTTCGGGCTTGGCTTCGCCTTGACCTTCTTGACCTGCTTCGGCAGCGACTTGAGATTCTGCTTTGGATTCTCCTTGCGCCATCGCTTCGCTAACTTCGGCTCCTGGCTGTACAGGTACTTGACCTGCTGTTTGCTTTTGAACGGCATCTTCTTTTGTTTTTGGTTTAGCTGTTGTTGGCGGTGCTACCTCTACCTCTCTCATCACATCTTCAAATACTTGCTCTACAAGTTGAGGTGCTGCACCAAGTTCTTCTATCTTTTGTGTTAAAGCAAGGTCGATTCCTCCACCTGGATCTTCAACAAATAATTCATTACCATCAGGTAGTTTAAATCCATATCCAACAATGTCATCGTTGTTATCTCTTACGATAAATACTTCTGATTCAATTGGAATAGTTGTAGTATCAATACTTGCAACTCTTTGACTTACTTTACCTCCTCCTCGCTTGGCAGGTCGAAGGAGGACACCTTTCTTACCTCCTGCGTTTTCAATTGCGGAAGCTTGGTCTTTAACCTTTCTTGCATCCGTAACAGGACGAGTGCTTGCTTTTCTTTCGGTAACAGTAACAGTCGTGCCTTTTGCGATGTTGTCATATGATTCAAATTTCTGTATTAGTCCTTCTGTAAGCGAAATTAAATCGCCTTTCTGTTGGTCGTTTAGGTTAAGCTGCTCAATCAAATCAAGCTTATTGTATAGGTTATCTAAAACCTGCGACATATAATTTCCATCAATGGTTTCATTCTTTGATACCATTGTTTCAACATCAGCTATTGGTCCACTCGATAAGCCTTCAAGGAACATATCAGAAGTGTTTGTTGAAATGCCTTCGGAAATCTCTGCTGTAGCTTCTGCTGCTTGTTCGCCTATTGATGCTTTAACCTTTTCTAACTCTGCTTTATATCGCTCATCAGACATTAATGCTTCTAACTTATTTGTTAGTGAATCGGCAACAGACTTTTGATTGCTTGTAGGCTGAGGCTGTAAAAACGATAAACTAACATTTTGAGAAGCAAAGTCTAATAGAAACTGTCTGTCATTTGAAAGCTCTTCAACCATTTCAGGCGTATAGAATGACTGTGAACCATCTGCCAGTGTTAATATCATCAAATCAGTTTTCTTTGTGATTAAGAAATCCTGTATTTGCTTCTTAACGAAATCGCTTTTCTTATTTAGGGCTTCAATTACATTTGGGTCAGATTCAGTTTCTAATTGCTGTTGAATATTGTCGAGTTGGAAGTTAAGTGTTGTAAATACTCCACGTTCAGTAAAGTTCAACCTTTGGTTATTGGCTGTTTCAAATAGCGATTCAGACTTGGCGATAGTATTTGCAAATGAGTCTTTTTGTTTTGCATCAATTTCACCTGCTGTATATAAGCCTGTAATCATTGTATTAGCAAAGTCTACTCCTTTTGCAGTTACTAATCTCATTAAAAACTGCTGTGTCTTAGTATCGTTTAATCTACCATATCTTATGTCCTGAACAAACCCTCGTCCTACATCTTCTGCATCATTTATAACACCTTGTTCTCTAAATGAGGACATTACTTGCCCACCGGCTCCTAATAAGAATACTGGAGCCGTTTCGATTGTAACTGTCTTGAACTTTTTAAATGCAGCCTGTTCAGCAGCATTAATGTCCTCTCCTGTTATTTTTTTAGCTAAGTAAGCACCAACGCCTTGATATGCTTCGCCAACTGCTTTTAATGCATTGGCATCTTTCATTATTGCTTCTTCTGCAATGGTTTGAGGAAACTCTTGGATAACAGATTCTGTGAACAATTCAGTTGCTCCACCAACTAAAGCCTTTCTTCCAATTGTTTTTGTTCCTTTTGCAAAAACACTTACAAATGGTAGTGATTCAGCACCATAAGCAAATAGTATAGACTTTTGAAAATCCCACATATTATTTGCTCTTTGTTCAGCCTTTACTGCATCTCCTGTTTCTTTTAACGTATCAAGATATACTTGATTTGCCATTTGCATAGATTCAGTAGCCCAACCTGCTAATGCACCTGCTGTCATAGTAGCTGGTAGTCCAAAACCTCCTGTTAATGCCGTAGCACCGGCTGTCGCTACCATACTTGGCAACATTGAACCTGCAAGATTACCAATTGACTTTTGAAGCGATGTCCAATCAGCTAATGAGGACCAACTAACATCTTCTTTGGGAGCTAATACATCGCTGTTATTGGCCATATCTTTTCCAAGAACACGCATTGGTTCTATACCAAATCCATTTCCTAATGACTCAAGAGCTGTTCCGATAGAATTAGTTAGCGAAATTCCTAAAACTTCTGTGTTCACAGGAATTAAATATGCTAAGTCTGTAACATCAAGCACACCACCATCTGCACTAAATACTGCCTTTGCAAACTTTGTAAATTCCGGAACCTTAAAGAAGCCTTCTCCAATAGACTTTTCGTAGTCTAATCTCTTTTGCTTTTCTACTTCAAGCGTTTCATTTACAGAAATCCTATATGCATCTTGTAGTTTTTTTGTTGTGGCTTCGTCAAGATTATACTTCTTAACAAAATCATTAAACTCATTAGTATATGCTGATTCAGATGCACGAACTATTTCTTCTTGTTGTCTTTTGAATCGCGCTTGATATTTGCTGTTTACAACATTTAGTTTGTCAGTTACCGAATTGAATAATTGAAGCTTATCTGCTTGATTTTGCGTAACTCCTGCTTCATAATTTGCAATAAGTTCGTTTTCTTTCTGAATAGCCTCTTGTTGTGATATAGCACCAGATTCAAACATTAACTTATTAGCTTCTAAAGCCTGATTGGTGACATCATAAGCTTGTTGCAATAAGTTATCAAGCTCTATTACATCAGAGTCATATGCCAGTTTAATAGGGTCTGCATCTTGCGCTACAAGTGCTTCTATTTCTTTCCTTATGTTGTCTATTTGGAATTTAGACTCTGCTATAGTTTTTGAAACTTTAGCGAAATCTTCTTGTGCTTTCTCTGAATCAACTTTAGCTTGATTAAGAATCTCTAATTCTTTTGGAGCAAAACGAGCTTGTATTTCAGGTTCTGTCTTTTTATAATTAACCTTCGCTTGTATTTGAGATTCTAAATATTTAAGAGCTGGACCATCAGCAGAGAAACCATTCTTCAATGCAATCTCTTTTGCTACTTTGTTTATCTTGAAAGCGTCTGCAAACCCTTCTTTATTTACAAAATTCTTCCAATCATTTTCCTTCGTTAAGTCTTGAGCCAATGCGCTCATTACATTTTTAGCAGGATTTAATGACTGATTTGCAAGTCGTTTGTTTTCTTGATATGCTTTTAAAGAAGATTGATATGCGGCTTTTTCTTGACTCCTTTGTTGAGGTGTTTTGGGTTCTCCTGTTTTTGCATTGATTGGCATTTCAGACTCGGTTTTCCAAGCCATCATATTCTTTTCAGCATTTACAGCATTTTGCTGATACGTATCATAATTAACAAGAATAGAACTTTCTGTTGGTCCTGCTGAACTAATCTTTTCAATTACAGTTTGCATACCAAACGGGTCTTTTTCTTCTTGGGTTGGAGCTAATACTTGTGGGCCTTTAGCAATAGCTTTTTCTCTTTCTATTACCTGTTGTACATTACTTGGCTTTGCTACCCTCTCTTGTCTATTTGTAGACACAACACCTTTTACCGCATCAACCATATGTCCTAAAGACTTATAGCTTGCTTTATTTTGTATTATCTCATTAAGCTGCTCATTAGATATATCATCAGTTGAAAAGCCATTACTTGATACAACATATCTTGCTTGCGGAAGCGTAATCGTATTAGGAACCTTCTGCGTATAAAGAGAAGATGCTGTTTTAAGACCTTGTAATACTAATTGTGTATCCGAAGATCCGATAGGTAAAGGCTTTCCTTCTTGTTGGCTTGGAGCTTGTATTAATCTCTGAACTTCCTGTGGCCTCGCTTGTGTCGCTCCCTGTTGGCGAGGCATCTCCTTTCCCAATGGAGGCTCACCTAAAAAAGAACTGAATTCTTCGAATGTACCAAAGTATCCTTTAGGAGATACGACATCTTCAAAAAAGTCTTTAGAATTATTTTCATCTGAGATAAATGACCTAAAATCATTTTCTGTTGCAAAGTATCCTCCAGGCTTAACTACATCATTGAAAAATGAACTTACGTTATCTTCTGTAGGAGTTTGAGTTTCAACAACTGTTTCCTCTGATGCTATGGGTTGAGTATTTATTTCTTCCATAGCGTAAAGATATTAATTATCTGCTTTGCTTTTTTGCTTCTCTTTCCAGTAACTTGTAATCGTTATAATTCTTTCCAAGGTTTTGTTTTAACCATTCTTCCAATGGAGGCAATGTTGTTCCCTTTGGCTTTGCTGCTTCCCTTTGTTGTGTTGGAGCAGCAGGTTTGTTTAGCCTACCAATTTGGGCGTTTAATCTACGAACCTCTCCTTCAAGTTGCGCCTTTTCAGCCTTATCAAGAGTATTGTACATCGCATTCACTGTTTGGCTTGGAGGTATTTGTACAGGAACCCCTTGTGCGCCTTGTGGTATATTAACAGTTCCCCAACCAACTTTATCATAAACTAATTTCCCATCTTTCTTTACAGTGTTTTCTATTTGTTGAGGAACTACTTGACCCTTTTTAAAAGGTATCTTTTGCCCTTTATATTCTGCTATGTAATCTGAATTAAATACAGGTGCTACATAAACTGTAGCTGTACTAAATGTAGCAGAGTTAATTCCAGTGAAATCATCAAATGTTGTTAAATTTATTGTATTTGTTGGTACACCACTAATAGATGATGCATTGGCTACTGTATAAGAAGCCTTTGTCCTTACTGACAACCCCAAATTTGATGGTCCATAGTTAATGTCTTGGTCGCCTATAAATGCTGTTCCTGGAGCTGTTTCTTTATCGCCTCCGATGTTAATAGTAAGACCTTTACCTTCACTAACCTTATCTCTTACGTATCTATTCTTTGCATCCTCTTCAAATAAATCTCCAAGATACTTTGCTTTTGTAGCTACATATTCTTCGGAAGTTGCAGGTATAGGAAGCTTATTAGCTTTCAGATAAACATTGAAATCTCTACTTGTAGATGGCAAATCTATATTTTGACGAACCCAATTTGCTTTCGCTCCAGGGTCTACTCCGTAATAGGTTATGTTTGTTTTTGCTATTCTTTCTGCTTTTCCTACATCGGGAGTATTGTACACCATCTTATTCTTTAAGAAAGTATCTAACGATTCGGTTACTGGTTTATAATCAGATATTGGCGCAACAGAAATCCTGTTGTTTTGTGCATCATAGTTTACCAATGTACTACCATTTTGAGATAATATATTAGCGAATTTAGCAGGGTCTGTTTCTGAATCTATTGCAAATGATTCTTCTTGTGTTAATCCATATTTTGCAGCATTAGCTTTTATTGAATCCCAAGATTTTTTAGTTGCAGCCATCTGTTTGATGTTGAATACAGCTTGTGTTGCAGCTTGTGTTACAGTATTAAAATCAGGAGAGTCCTTTTCCGTTTCAGCATCCATAACTGTTCTGAATGTATTTAGTTCATTCATAACATCTTTTTCATTGATTGGCAATACACTTGATGTTCCTACTTGTCTTATAAAATCATCGTAAGTACGCTGCAATCGTGCTGCATCTTTTGTAGCTTTATTTAGTGCTGCCTTTTGCTGCGCTGCTTGTTTTGATTTAACAAGCTCAACGTAGTCTTTAGGTGTTCCTTGAAACGCTAAACCAAGTCCGTATCCTATTGCCATCTTTGTTTTAGTTTTAAGCTGCTGGGTTATAATTCAATGCTTGATTTAGATTGAAGAAACTACCAAGATTTGTAAGTCCTGAACGCATTGCTCCTCCATATGCTTCTTGCTCTCTTGCGTAGTTCTGTTGAGCTAACTGCGTATTTGCATCTGCAAGTCTTTGGCGTGTTCCATACAATTGATTACGAATACCAACTTTCTGCTGTTGTGCTGCGAAGTCTTGTGCTGCAAGCTGATTACCTGCCATTAATCTGTTATAAGTATTAGCACCAAAAATAGACCTTGACAAATTACCACCCGCCATAGAACGAGCATTAAATAGCTGTGTATTTTGTGCCTCTCTCGCTTGTTGATTTGCAAGTGCTATTTGCTGTGCGCCAAGACCATATTGGGCAGCTTGTTCAGCTTCTCCAATAGCCTTTGCCATTTCAGGAGTTTCCTTATATCCTTCAGGTCTTTTTGAACGAGCAAGACCAATTGCACCAACAATTGTTTGCAATCCTCCAAGAGCAAGACTACCAGCCGCTAAGTATGGGTTTGCTTTGGATGCTACATTTGTAACTGTTTTCAATAATCCACCTCCTGATGGCATTTCATCTTGATTAGCCAATGTTGCACCTTTCATAAAGTTCTCATATCCAGGTTTCATTGAAGTTCCAGACAAACTAAATTGAGATGGTATTGGTGGTAGAGTGGGGGCCGATTGCTGTATTGGATTTGGCTGAGAATAAGACTTACCATAGTTTGGATTGAATCCTGCTAAAGAGTCATTCTGAGGGAAGAACTGACTAAGATTAGGAGCATTGAAATATCCACCCTTATTCGGACCTCCTATAATTAAATTTCCAAATTCATCGTACATATCTTATGGATTTTTTACGTTTCGTTGTCCTGTTCTTATAGGTACAAAAATATCGTTTATTTTTTGATATTCTCTCGCCTTAAAGAAGGTTTTTAGTTTGAGCCACAACCCCTTCATTGGGGCAGAACGCTTGTCAGTTTCTCCTGCTTGGTTAACAGAGTTCTTGATTGTAGAGAACGCGATGTTCTCACGCATCCTAAATTCATCTCTGTTCAAGAAGGTATACCTATCATCAATTCCTTCTTCCGAAATGAATTGAGTACGCATCTCAACTTTGTATGGCTTGAATGTTGAATTATAACCAAGCGCAACAAACTTCTTGAGAATTGATGGCTCTTGATTGATTACGTACTCAGTGTAACCTTCATGCTCTTCGTCATAGAAAACCAAAGGCTCTCCTTGTCGCATTAAGTAGAACTTATTAGATTCTCCATCATGCGGTTTTGGACTGAAGTATCTATCGAAGTGAGTGGCGTAAATCTTAGGGTAGAATGTTTGGAAATGCGTGAATCTGTTACGTGCCTCGTTAAATGCAATAGTGAAAACAGAGTAGTAGTTTATATCGTCAAACTCAATCTTTCTCCAAAACAATTCTGCGCCTGGCTCATCAGGAGGTATTTGTAAATCTTGAGCAAATACTATATTGGCTATGCACAGATAAAGAATCGGAACGCCATATTGCTCTTTATACCTAACAAGAGTTCCTGTAAAATAACGGGCAGCATTAGGACTCCACTCAACACTATCCTTCCATCCCCTAACTGTTATAATAAAGTTCTTTCCTACATCATCCCAAACAGCGTGAATACCTTGTTCATCAGCAGGAGTAAACTTATCCTTCACGAATCTCATGTGATCTCTCAAATACGTATCCATGAAAGACCTTTCGGTGAGGTTTACAGTGCCATCTCTGCCAGCTCTCAATACAACAAAGAAGTCTGAATTAACCCAACAACGAACATCCGTACCGGCATCAGTAAGACCTCTTGCATAAGACCATTTGTGTTTCGAACCTAATTGAGTTAAGCGAATACCGGGTCTGCTTAGTACAGATGAATCACCAATAATAACCTGTCCACTATCTACTGTTGCAAGCTGACCTGTTGAGTTTAAGAACTCTCTTGTGTAGCAAAGCTCCTGCAATGTAAATAGTTCGCCTTGCTTTAAGTCCATATGGACTATCGCTCCAAAGTTATTTGGGTTATCCCTGAACTGACCAGGAGGGAAAAGGCGATAGAAGTCTTTTACAGAACTATTTGGCTTTAACTCAGAGTATATAATCCGTGTTGGGAATGTTGTTCGGGTTATAAGTTCAGGGTCAAAAGAAGGAACTAATTGTTGGTTCTTTATTTCTAAGTATCCGCTATTGTCTGTATAATATTCAGCCTCTGAAAGTGTTTTTACGGCCCAAACTGTCCAATCAGAAATTTGTTGAGGATATATTCTTGCTCCTAAACTTGGAGTCAATGTTCTTAATTGGGTGTTTATACGGTTTTGAGTTACCATTAACCATGATGCAGAACCGCCTTTTGCATTTCCGCCATTACTACCATCGTAATCTGAAAAATATTCCTTTTTAAAATAAGAGCCTTGTACATAAACATCGCCTCCATAAACTATTTGAGATGTTTCTCCATTATTTATAACATAATTTGTGCTTAATATATTATTGCTTGAACTTCTTGTTCCATATTTATTAAGCCTTTTTCTATACTGCAAACTAAAATAAACTCCGAAATCTACAGAATCTAAAAAATCCGCAAAAGAAGAATTACCGTCAATCCTATATCTTAATGCTACATCTATACCATATCTTTCGTCTGTAGGATCTTCTACATAAAATATAGGAGAGCCAAGTTGTCTACCATATTGGACTGGCGCAAAATTAATAGTTGGATCATTTATTCGTTGTAGTGTGTACTGATAAGTTCCGGATGGCGGAGCTTTTTTCAAATATTCCTTGCTATTAATTGTTACATTGCTGTTTATATTTGATGATATAGCTTCGTTTATATCATATATAAATGATTTATCAAAGGAAGAGCTTGGCCCATTTTTATATAATCTCAAATAATTATCTTCATTATTTGTGCCAGGTCCACCAGAAAAAAATCTGCCTTCAAATGTAGGTACAGAATATCCTAAAACAATCAACTTATCTCCTAATACAAATGAGTATAGGCTTGGCGTATATAGGTAATCGGGAGAATAAAACGAACAATAACTTCTGTCGTTGTATGTTTCATCAAAAGAATAAAGTTGATTTGACGAAGTTGTAGTATAAGTACCTCCATAGTTGGAGTTTTGTTTTATTGAAAAAGGATAATCAAGTATTTGAGTATCTGATATGACATTACCTACCGGAAATGGATTACTTCCCTCAAAAACGGGATTTGCCTTTTTCGCAGCCATGTTTACATACCCACTCGCCATTACCTCGTCTATCCTTTCTGCTCTGTAAACAAAGACTCTTTTTATAAGGTCTTTTACTTTAATTCCATCTATTGAATACTCCCAATTTATATTTTTAAGTTCTATACCCCATTGATACCGAAATCTACCTCCATCAGAATCTTCTGTTAAATGATATGATGTCAATTCATCTCCACTAAAATCTCTTCGGTTATATCCATTTGTAGTTAAGAATCTAAAATCATCATCAGTTCCAAATGAATCTGAATAATCTTGTTGGGTAACAAAACGTACATCAAAACAAAAGAATGCATCAGTAAAACCTCCTTCTATGTATTCAGCAACAATGTAAAAACGATACCACTCATAAAGCTGATAACCAACCGGCCTGTCTATGCCACCATAATTTTGACTTGGACTTGCAAAACCTAAATAATTTTCACCTAAAGCATCAGAATAAACCCCTTGTCGCTTAATGCTATATTTGAAGGTATCAACCCATTCAGCTATATCAACATTCTGAGTAGTTACAAAGTTTGATATAAGTAATCTGTTTTCACCTATAACATTATTGTAAGCCTTTAGAATTGTTTCTTTAACTGGATTGAGTTTTCCAAGTGTGAATTCTCTAATATCGCCTTCGTTTCCGCTATGCTCTAAATTTACTGTTACATCCTCTGGTCCAAGAAGAGTTCTTGAAATAGTAAGAGTCTGAGTAGATGTTAATGTCGTATTGTCTTGACCATCAATAATTACACAAATCAAATCAATATACTTAAAAACTCCAGCAGGTATCCCATCAACTTGTATCCTGTTTATTTTATTTGTTGATGCATAAATGGAACTATTACCATATTCTCCATAAATCATAGCACCATCTTCATAAGCAGGAGGATAAACACGAATCAATCCTGAAAGCTCGCTTATCTCTGTTTCGGTTTCTGACTCTGTAACTAATACAACACCATATCTATAACTTCCTGAATAAAGGCTTCCTCCTCCTTGAAGCTGATCTAATATTGTTATTTGAATATTGGAACTATTGTTCTGTTGAAGAATTATTTGTTGAGCAAGTATTTCATACTCATACTGACCATTAGGATTATATGCTTGTATTGCGCTATCCGTTTCTATTGGGTCCTTAAAGTATGTTACTCTTGGTCGATTAAGAAAGTCGTTGTAGTATAAGGAATATACATTATTAAAGAACTCTATGTCAAGGTCTATTTGGTGTTTAGTAATCCAATTAAGTTGCTTTGACCTTAATGGTATTTTGTATGTGAATTTATTTAATTGAACATCATATGTCTGTACAACAAATAATCCGACTCCATCAACATCTGTATAAATCTCTGCTGTTGCTTTTATTGGTACAGTTGGTAGATTTAATCCAGATGGATAGTTTGATGCTGCGAGATAAAATGTGGTTTCGTCAACAACTCTGATAACCCATTGTCCATTATATGCAGAAAATGGGGCAGACATATTCGCCATTATCACAGATTGGTAATCAACTAATCCATGCGTAACAGGGAATGTATTAACCCAAAGTTTAAAAGCGCCATCTCCTGTAGTGTTTATATTCACATACATTTGTAAGCCACTTCCTGTATTGATTTTGGACTTCTCTTTTGTTTTAGTTGTCCAACACATAAAGAGCTTACTATTGTTCTCTTTACTTCCAATTAGGTGTGGCTTACCTGCTGCTGATGCGGAATATGCTTCTTGAATTATTCTTGTTCTAAGAGGATCGTACTCTGTAAATGCAGCAACGATAGGCGTTCCTACTCTATTTGTATTATTTACAGCAACGACACCACCTCCGCCCGAACTAATTCTTCCAGGAGTTCCAGTGCTTGAACCTCCTCCTGTTGAGCCTCCTGTTGAGCCTCCACCGCCTACAGGTATTTTACTTAAATCTCCAAAGCCAGGTACTAATTCAAATATATATGAATCATATTCGAATGTAAATTGAACATCGAAGTACCCTTCAGGATATAAATCATCACCTAATGGGTTTCCACCAACTACGCTTCCAACAGAAAGACCTTGCCCCCAAATTGTTGATGCCAAAACAGATTGTACGGCATTTTTGATTCCATTGAAGTTAGATATAACGTAGCTATTCTCAGTTAAATAAGAGTTTCTAATCAAGAATCCATTGTTATTATACAATGACATTCTAATAAAATTGTATTGCTGATTTTGTAAGTCAGCAAGACTATTGAAAACTCTTATCTTTTGTGCTTGCTTCTGAAGGTCAGGTAAACTATAAGCTAAAGTGTTTCCTAATGATGGGGTATCCGAACCCGTAGTTCCATCGTTGTTTCTTTCTACGTTTACGCAATCGGGATAATTTCCACCATTCAAATAGTTAACATCGGTGTCTGAATCCAAACCACCTCTCATATCTTTATTAACTCCAACGGTAATATCAGGCATATTAGAAAGCGATTAAAGGTGGGTGAAGCTTGTTGTAGAATGAGCGTGATTTAGTGAAGTAATCCCTTTGGGCATCTCCGGATATAATAGCACTACGAGAACCAATCCATCCGTTTTTCCACTCTTGGTATTGCCAAGTAGCAAACTTCTTTGGGAACTTCTCTACGAACTTATGTTGAATGTAGTAACAAATAGCCTCTTCCATGTAATCACGTATCATAGGAAGGTTGTTGCCATCTTCATCGGTCTTACGAGCCATATACGCTACCATAATTTTAACTGGAGCGTTTAGTGGATCAGACCAAATAAACTTATCGTCAGTATATGTTACAAGACCTGTGAAATCTCCTGTTTCAGAAACTGTACAATTGCAAGCGGTCAAGAAGCTTAACTCGGTCATATATGGACCATAAACAGTTCCATCTTCACGGCAATAACGCATCGCAAGGTATGTGATACAGTTATTAGGCATTTGTGCAATTCCTTCTTCAACAACAATCTCATCATTGCGAATATGTAGCAATGACAAAGGATTCATGTTTAATACAGCCTTGTGAGCCATGTTGTAAAGGAATATATCATGCTCTGTTGTATCAGAAATATTGAGCATATCCTTTGCAGTAGTTATCGCATCACTCAAAGGGATATATCGGTAATTACCTGTTTGGGGCAAGTCTTGCATCTTCTACGTCTGATTTAGAGTTGCTGATTTGGTCTGTAATCATCATGAACCTTCTTCCTTCATCGGAGTCAATCAGTTTTTTCATATCTGAAATGAATCCATCAGGAGCAGGATATGGGTCGTACTCCAAGTTTAAGTTCGGAACTAAATGTGGTTGGCTAAACACAGCACGTATTAAAAACTTGCTTGGCGTTTTACCTCCTTTCATTACTCCACGAAACTCGTTTCCGGTACGAACAAACACACCTTGAGAAGCTAAGTACTTCATCATGGAGTGCTGCTTATATGAACGTAATTGCTGTTCGCTTGAAACTCCTGTAAGTATGATTGAGTTATCGCAGTTTGGAAACAAACCATCAAGTCCATTCATCTTTGGTGGAGGAAGCGTTGCTATAGTTGGACACTTGAATACAAATGAACCAGGGCAATCATCAGTCCACACATCAGTTATCTCAAATCGCTGAAAGTATATTTCAGGGACTACGTTTTCTGTTTGGTAATAAATATTCAGAAGCTTTAGTCGTGAGGCATTTACAAGGCTTAAAATCTTTCCTTGTGTATTTGCTGCATTTTCATCAGTATAGATGCCTCCGAGCTTCCATGAACCAACTTCTTGTATAATTTCTAATGTTGTCATTTGTTGGTAATAACTTGATTGCTATCGAAGTTAAATGAATTCCAATCCTTTGTTTCCAAGTCAAACATCTTCGCAGCATAGTCAACAAGGTACTCAATGAGTTCCTGTGGCATATACAATAGTAAGTCAAGCGTAGTGTTTGTTGGATCAATCTCAAATGGAGGAATCCGTAGATATGAAATGTAAGCGGAATAGATATACTGAGCTGGCTGTAATAACAAAGAGCCTTCACTCATGTACCATCTTGGGAAATCGAATGATGGCTTATCTATTGCTGATATTTGGTCGGGCTTTTCTTGGAACACAGGTTCGCTTAAAACAAATTCATAAAGCGTTCCACCTCCAATGTACTTTGCATTACCTGATACCGGTATTGTCAAAAGAGCATCTTCGAAAATCTGATACTTCTTTGGTGCTGTTTGTTTGATGTACCAATCTCCATTTGCAAAGGTTGTTCCTTGTATATCAGACAATCCAATTAAATCCCCTGAACGAAGCTTTGAGAATGTATCTACTATAAACTCAACCTTTGTTGGCGTAACATTGAATCCTGATATCCCGATTGAACTCTTCTTCTTATAACGAACTTTGATAGAGTTAAGACGAAGATAGTCTGTGATGGATACGTTTCTGTTTGTTATATATCCGCTAACTAAACTCCCAATACTTGTTGCATTATTTATAGTAAAAGAAGTGCTATTTACAATAGAAGCAACAGTGTAATCTGCATTTAATGTAATTAATGAACCGATTATATTTACATATACTGAATCACCAACAACAAAATTATGAGGAAGGTTAGTTGTTATTGTAATTCCATCAGAAGAAACTACATCCAAGTTCTGTAGAAGAATTCTGTTTGTAGAAAGAGAGTTTGTTGATGTTGGAATCAATTTATCTAATACGATAAATGACCTTAACTCATCATACCTTCTTTGCTTATCTAATGAGTCATATTTTTCAATAAGACCCAAACGTAGAACTCGTTTATAGAAATCTATTGATGTATCTATATCATAGTAGTCATTAAAGACCTTATCGACCCTTCGCTCGAATGCGTTTTGGAAGTCAACTCCTGTGAAAGCCATACCCCAAAGATAAACAAAAAAAGGTCTGCAAACTTAATTACAGACCTTTCTAACCGATTGTTGGTTTTATGCCTCTGCGAACTTGCCTTTCGGAACTTCCGGTGCAAGTGATTTTCTTGTCTTTTTAATTTGCTCACCTTCAGATGCATCAGAAATTCCTCTGAAAACAGGAACATTCATGTGGCGCATATCATTAATCATTTGGTTGTATAAGTCTTGACGAACTCGCAATGTAGCCAAAGCCTCATTAAAGTTGTTTCCTAATACCTGACCACTGATAATGTATGCTTGTCCATCTGATTTCAATGCATTGGTTAGGATTGCTGACTTCAAATTGATTGTGTGAGCATCGTACATCAATTCGATATGCTCTTTGAAATCTGAACGATTTTCACGGCTTGCAGTAAGTACTCCATCTTCCAATGAAATCATCTCTGTCAAAAGTTCTTTATCATCCATGTCCCAAGGTGCTACACCGAAATAAACGCTAACAGCATCCTTCTCTTGGCGTGTAAGTGATTTGAATCGAAGATATGTTTCTACAATCTCCTCATCATCTTCTAAGCGAGAATCAATGATTTCATCTGACAGATAGTAATTATACATCGCATCTGGCTTATCATCATCGCTGCTTCTGCGACCTGTAATATCCGAAGCGTGTGGATGCTCATCAAAGAATTTGCAAATAGCGTTGTAGTCAATACCTGGACGATCTAACTCAATAGTGTACTCAAATCCGTTTTTGAATACCATATCAACGTATAGCTTTTTTACATCCTTGTCGCGGTTAACCTCAACAACTTCAAGTGAGTCTGTAAGTACACGCTTTAGACCTGCTCCACCTTTAGGGTTAGGTATATCATATGAAGTTGATAATACCAAATTTGCTGTTGATTGTAGGTCCTCCGCTTTGGGTCTTACTGTCAGTGTTGATTTTCTCATAGAAATATTGTTTGTAAATGTTTGCGTAAAGGTAAACAAAAAACGGGATAAGGAAACCCTCACCCCGTTTTTCTCAAACCACTAAAGGTTATGCCACAAATGTATTCAACACATTAAATGAAGAAGAACCATTCAAGGCAGCAATTAGCGCACGGTCAAATGCTAATGCATTTGTTTCGGTTGCACTAAATAAGATTGATTGTGGAATCTGAATACCTGCATCGAGGTCAGGTGTTGATTCGAAATCAATTTCATATCCAACATACGGAGTTCCTGCAACGAAAGTACTTTCTTCTCCTACAAGTAGGTCAGAGAAAGTTTCTTTTGCAACTGGCAATACAACTAAACCTGTAATACCTGTTGTTGTAAGGGTATCGTTTGGAACACCATAAAGAACCATTGTAGTTGCAGATGCTGCACGGCCTACTAATGTTTGACCATTAACATAGTTTGCATTATTTCCTGTAGCTCCTGTTCCCATGTAAACACGGTAAACATCACCTGATACAAGACCAGTAAATCCTATTAATACGGATGTTGAACCAGTATAAGTAGAACCTGCTGCGGTCCAACTTGCTGTATAGGTTTTTGCATTTGTCATCAAAGATGATACAGTAACAAGGGCTACAGGTGCAGCAGATGTTCCAACAAATACAATTGTATTTGTAGATGGGCTTACTGTTCCAAGGATTTGATTACCATCAATACCCTCTTGGATTTTAGCCTCTACTGCTGTTGCGATAGTAGAAGTGGTATCACCAGTTACAGCAGTATAGGTGAATGGCCATGTGTAGGTTTCTCCTTCAACCACTTGTGTAATTGAACCGCTATAAACAGCTCCAACAGTTGCAGTATTAACCGTAATGGTATTTGTTTCAACATTAGAACCTGAATACGCTCCGATACGCTCTGCGCGAACGATTTTTCTTACGTTGAGTGTTCCAACACCTTTTACGGTAAGTTCACCACCAGCGATTGCAACATCTGCTGCTGCTACTGAAGTGATTAACGATGCTTGTGAGTTAATATTTCTTGACATTTTTCTGTCCTCCTATTTTTTTAAGTTTTTGAAAAGATTTATGAAGGATTAAATGTTGTTTTCCAAGAAGCCTTGAGCTGTTGGATTCATCACGTTAATACCTTTCATCGTGTAAATACGGAGATTGCTGAAGTCAGCATCAGTAGAAGTCAACTCAAGATTTTCCATTGTAAGTGGTGTAGCGTTGTTTACGATACCTTCCAATGAATCCATTGAAGAAAGACCTTTTTGGTACGAGTAGTAATACTTTGAACCTCCGAAGAAGATGTTTTGGAATGCAGGAGCCATACGTCCTGAAGTACGCATCATTACAGGGTTAAAGTCCAATAGATAGAATGAACCTGAAGTCTTTGGCAATGATTCGAAACCAGAGATTGTGGTTTTAGAACCCATACCATTTTGGTTCAACATCTTTAAGTGAACGATGTTTACAAATTCAAATCCTGGGATGAAGATTTTAGTAGCGTTCAAACCATTGATAGAACCATCAGTGAAGCTCATTGCGATTTGTGCATCATACTTAATTTGGTCTTTGTACCACTCAGCGATTTGAGCCATACCGATAGCACCTGTAGCGATGAACTTGTTACGAAGGTCGTTACCAGGATTTGATACATACCAACGACGTACATAGTTTTCAAACTCGCTCTTAGTGATTTGTGAACCAAGCAAAGTGTAAAGACCACGCTCACGAACTTGCTGATGAATACCGCGAGTTGCAGTGTAGTTGAAGTTGTTATCTTCAGGGTTTACACCTTGAGATACGAACTGATTCATAGCGCAGTTACGGAAGAAACGCTCCATCATCTCTCCTACAGGAGCAACTTTAATGTAACCGTTAGCACCTTGGATAACTACATTCTGCTTGCTATCGAAAAGGTTTTGCTGAACAGCATCATCAATGATTGAGATGTAGTTGTTCCATACTTCAGGACGGATGCTCAAACCTACAGGAGATTTAGTACCGCGAGTAGCAACCGAACGAGTGAATTGAGTTACAGTTTCTCCTACAGGGAAGTCAGCAGTAGAGATTGCATCATAACCTTTTGCAGATTGTACGATGATGTAAGTGCTGTATGCTTCTGAAACTTCAGAAAGCTTACGACCGAATTGACGGCCTACGTAGTCATTAGCACGGAAACCTTCAGCAGAATTAGAGAACTCAACCTTGATACGTCCACCTCCGATGTCAATTGCCGAAACAACTTGAGCTTGGATAGTAGGATCGCCAGTATAAGCTACCTCATCTTTGTAGGTGTCAAGAACCTTATTTCCGGCTCCACCATTTGATTCATAAAGGGCATTAGTTTTTTCGATAAGCATTGTCCAAGTGTAGGATGCTTGTCCTTCTTGAACTACGCCATCAACTACTTGGTTTCGCACCAAGTTAGCAATGGTCATTTCTTTCATCAACGACCCTTTGCTATAAATAGCATTTGTATTCATGTCGAATTACAGTTTTTAGATTAGTTAGAAAAATGTATTAAACTCCAACCTTGATTCCGAAAGATTTATTTGCTTCAAGCCAATCACGGTCATACTTAGTCGCTGAAGATTCTTTTTGCAACTCTTTAGTAATACGGCCTTGTTCGGCTTTTTCAGCACGTTCATTAAGGTTCTCTGCCCTGCTACGTTTGATTTGACTTTTGTAGAATTCTGCATTCTCCTTTCGGTATTCAATTGCATCAAGCAATTCTACCATCTCTGGGATATACATCATTTGATTACCCTTTTCGTCAGGGTCAGCCAACACCATATAGCGTGGGTCTAAAACAGCACGGGATTCTCTGAAGGCTTCGAGGATACGTTCTCCCCATTTGCGGTCAATTGTCTTACCATTAAAACGACCTTTGCTAACGACTTTGTTAACGAAATCTTCTGCAAGGTCATAGTTGGTTTTAGCCCAAGTCATACCTTCTTGAACAAGAGCATCCGTCTGTTTTTTATAGTCCTTTTCCAAGTCCTCTACAGAACGCATCTCTAATTTAGAAAGGTGTTTCTCGGCTTCTTTAAGCAATGATTGTCTTTCCCGAATAGTCTTAGAATAAAAAGCATCCAAGTCCTCCTGAACAGCATCTTCAAGGCGATCCTCAGACACACCTGCTTGCTTTGCTAAATCAGTATAGAACTCTTTCAGTTTCTCTTCTTCGCTTCGGCTATCGACAAATTTAATTTGTCCCATCTCTTGTAAAAAAAGTGAAGGGCTTGCTTCAGTGCCGTGCCGTTCTCTATGAGCGAACCAACTTTTAATAATTGGGTCCTCTTGAACGCCTTGAATTTGAAGAAGCATTTGCTCCTTTTCGGAAACTTTAGCTTCCAATTCTTGAATTCTTTTTTGCAGAGTTTCAATACTCGCATCTGCTTTCTTGCCTTCAGAGCCATCACCATTTTCTGTGGGAGAGGCACTTGTTGCAGAGGCAGACCTTTTTTGAGTCCACTCAAAGGAACCATCATCAGATTCATCTTCTGATTCGGATTGTTTTCCGTTAGAGGCTTCTACATTAGGCTTTTCATCGCCATTTTCGTTGCCTGATTCGGGTTCCGATTCAGCAGAATTAGAATTCACGAGTTGCCCTTCTTGCTTTTCATCGCTAACAGCAGCTTCGTTTTGTTGGTTCAACAATTCAGAATTTTCAGCTTGGTTTTCAGCTTGATTCATAGTTTACAAATTTATATGGTTTGAGAGAATTAAACAAGTAGTTTAGACAACTTTATTTACTTTATTGAAAATCACATCATTTGCTCTTGTGGAGCAGTTTGCATTCCTGCTCCTTGTGCGCCTTCCAATATAGCACCTGCTGCATTCACATCTCCTGTTTCTCGGAGTGCTGTATCGGCAAGTCGTGTTGCGTTCGTTTGGTTCTGAGCTTGTAGTTTAGCATCATTATCCATAACCTTTCCTTGTAGCTGTGCATTAGCCATTGTTTCGGCTTGTTGCTGCTTGGCTTGCATTGCTTCCATCTGTTGCATTTGTTGCATATATTGTTTCTTGGCAACAGCAAAGTTCGTATAGTCTTTAAGTTGGCTAATGGTTTTAGCATCTTCAACCTCCAACCAATCTCTCCAATCAACGGCTCCTGACTGCATAAGCATATCCATAGCCCGTAACATACGTTCTTTACGAGCCGGATCAATAACGTCTTGATGGCTAATATATAATAGCCACTGAGAGAAAGGAACATCTTTAGCATCAATAATCAATTGAATACCCTTTTCTCCAAGTAGATTTTGGAATATCGGATTTTCGGGGTCATTAACAACTCTTTTACGAAGATTCTCAAGAGCAAAGCTACCGGCATCTGCCCATAGTTGTAGAGTACCAACAATGGTATACTGAATACTATTCGATGCTAATGCTGATGAGTTCTGTTGTGTTTTCAATCCTACATATGATGTAGGTGTACCCATAGTTACATTATTTACGTTCGCTATTTCCTTTAGCTCGTTCTTAAAGGACTCCTTGATATTTATATAGCTTTGGATATCACGCATTAACGAAACATCTTCACGCTGTAATAAGGGTTCCCTATTTGTTGGGTCGTTGAGGTCTGGACTCTTCTTGGTTACAATTACCTTATTCTTACGAAGTATATTGTAAACGCGAGATGGGGTTAATCCATTGTCGAACTTAGCACCATTCATCGCTATGATTGTACCCAAGTCCATAGAGTACATTTCAGTAATCTTATTGTCGATAGCATCCAATTGTTGCTGCTTCCACATCATTCGGTCAGCAAGACATTGGTTTATGCCCCTGTATGTATTTGGTTGGAAGCACATCAAAGGGAATAGCTTATTTCCAA